ACCCTCAACAAGAATGGGCGCATCACCTTGCGTTCCTACCCTGTAAAGCTCTTGGGGCTACAGCGAGGCGACAAAATCGTGTTCTTCTGTCTCGGCTCTCAGATGTATATCACCAAGTCCTCCTCTCTTCCTGATGCCATACCTCTCTATGGGCGCAAGGCACAGCTTCATGGTTGCAGTGCTAGCACTGTCAAATGCCTCTTCCTCCACACCCTAGGCGTTCCACCTAACGCCCAAGAGATAGACTTGGTAGTCTCTGACCGTCTAGAGACCATCACCGTAGGCAACGACACCATACAGGCATTGGCTGTAGTCAATCGTGCCGACCTATCCCATTGCCGATAATTAAATATTAAACAATACACATTAAACATTAATAAAGATGCAACAGTCAATTAGATACAAAGGCCTCAGCCTCACACCCGATGAAATGGCAGTAGAGAACGGTGCGCTATCCCTCTGCGGCAACCTAGAGCTGCACGATGGCGCATTGCGCCCAGCCATCCTTTCCGGCACGCAGATTTCAGAAGCATTGCTAGTAGGCAGCACCCAAAGCATTGCCACCCTCCTCTATATCCACGAAACAGGCAATTACAAGCACCTCATCGCCCTCCAGCCCAATGCTGGTACCGATGCAGGTGTCAGTACGCCATCCATCCATTGGTTCGATGAAGACGGCACCTACATGAATCTCCTCCACACCTTCCCATCCGGAACTACCATCCAGTCCGTCAATTCCGTAGGCAACACCCTCATCATCATTGCCACCGATGGCATCCACTATGCCATCTTCCACCCAGATGCCACCTACGGCTCCTACCAGTATCTGGGGGCAAAGCCGCCATTCCTCCAGCTCAGCTTCTCCATCGACACACAGAACCATTACGAAAACTACGACCTCGGAGGCATTGACAGCAAGAGCAGCAGCAACGGTTTCCAGGATTGTTTCCAGCAAACCAGCCTCTCCTGTGCCGAAGCATTCAGCGTAGTAGCCAACGACAGTTTCAGCCTGGGCGAAATCTGTGCCAGCATCAAGGAAGAAAGGCAGTCCGATATAACCCAGAGCATCTACGCCCTGGTCAATCGTACCAACAACCTCATCGCCCGCAACGGCCGTTTCTATGCCAATTTCTTCGTGCGCTATTGCTACCGCATGTTCGATAACACAATGATCATGCACTCATCCCCGGTCTTCATCCCAGTCCAGGTTCCCGATTCCTATGCAGTGGCCAGCGCAAATCTCACCTTCAATAGCTCAGATGTAGTAGGCGATGTGCTCAAAGGAAAAATAAACGTCAAGGACGAAGTCGCATTCTCACGCCAGGATGGCGATTTCCAGTCCTACGATATTAAAATCAACAAGGCAGCCTTCTACTATTACCCTCGCAATGTCTCCCTTCTCTATAGCTTGAAGGGCGAAATAGAAGAGTTGAAGAAGTGGAAAGATGTCATCAAGTCCATCGATGTCTTCATCACGCCACCCATCACCAATGTAGATACATCGCAGAAGATTTCCTCACTCGCCATCTATAGCCCAAACTATGGTCTCGGCATCAGTGGTAGGGCAGACCACTACACCTACGGCAACAACCAGGACAAGATAGGCTATGTACGTGTCAAGTTCCCAACCATATCCGCTGATGTGTACAAGAACAAGCTGGCCAACGCCTCATCCTTCTACAAAGTAAGTTCCCTCAATGTCGAAGACCTTAAGGGCTGCAGCAGCATAGCCCTCCCAGTAGATAAGCAGGCCATCTACGAAATCTCCTTGCAGGAACAGATGAAAGACGATTACAAGTCCCACAACTCCCTCTTCTCGTCAGGCAGCTACGTCTATAACCATCGACTCAATCTCTATGGCATACACGAAAAGCTCTTCTCAGGCTTCAATCGTTACGTCATGTTCCCAAATTCCGAATTATTAAAAGGTGAATCAGGCATAGTCAACTACCATTATCTCATCAAAAAGATAGTCACCGTACTCAACACATCGTCAGGAACCAAATACGTAGAAGCCACCTGCTGCACCAGCGATAAGAATGTAGATGCCTATATGCTCGCCAATCTGGTCAAGTTCTACCCAGACTCCAGAGCCACACAGATGGTAATCTTCGCATTAAGGCAGGAAACACAGGAAGAAGTCATCTACTCCTTCCCCCTCACGCCATGCTCCGAACTCAACGGAGCCATGCACATGGGCGATTTCACGAAAACAGAAGAGGAGTTCCTCGTCACCTCATTCCCATACACGGCAGATACGATGGTAGAACTCCCTAGCAAGCTCTACACATCCGAGGCAGACAACCCCTTCCACTTCCCCCTCAACGCCATCAACACCGTGGGCATAGGCCATATCCAGGGCATAGCCTCCACCACGCGTGCCCTCTCCCAGGGTCAGTTCGGCCAATACCCACTCATGGCATTCTCCACCGATGGCATCTGGGCACTCAACGTCTCCGCCTCCGGCACCTATAGCAGCATCCACCCCATCAGTCGTGAGGTTTGCAGCAATCCGAAGTCCATCACCCAGCTAGACCAGTCCGTGCTCTTCGCCACCAATCGCTCCCTCAGTCGCATAGCTGAGTCACAAGTGGCTTCCATGTCCGATGTCTTGGATGGACCAGGCTTCAATATAGTGGGCAACCTTGGCAAGTTCCTCAACTTCTTCAATGATGCCGAAGGCGATGATGATACCACCAAGACCATCAAGGCACAGATGCGCCAACTCATAGATTTCACCTCCTCGCCAATCGACTTCTTTCAGCGTTGTCAGGTTATCTACGATTACAAGAACTCTCGCATCTTCTGCCTAGATGTCAGCCAACTTACCAAGGAAGCCTCAGCCGATACCGTAGCCCTCTGCTATTCCATCAAGGATGAAGCCTGGAGCACCTTCCTCATCAAGAACGTGCTCACAGCCCTCAACTCCTACCCTCACCCATACATACAGTATCGAGACGGTAGCGTAATAGTTTTGGATAGCGGTTACGATTACGAGGATGAAACAGAGTATCACGGCATCATAGTTACTCGTACCTTGAAGTTCGATGAGGAGAACGCTCCCGATGCCATCACAGGCTACATCCATTCCCTCACCTCTGGCACCGTGCCAATCATGTGGCTGTATGGTAGCAACGATAACCAAAATTGGCATTACCTAGGGCGTTGTGGTGGCATGAAGTCCAGCTATATGTCCTCTCATAGCTACCGCTTCTTCCGCATAGCCCTCTATCTTAAGATGAAGTCAATGAATCAGTACTTTGCCACTCGCCTCGAAGTTATCAGGCGTTTCAACAAGTTCTAGCCAGAAAAAAAATAAGAGCCTTCGCTTTTTCAGGAATCCATCCCGATTTAGCGAAGGCTCTTTCCATAAACACCCAAAATAATGAAGAAAAAGAATAGCCACCGTTCCAGGCGATTCCATCGCCTGTCCCCAATAGCCTCCTACGTAAAGCTAGGTCTTCTCTGCGTATAGTTATCCCGGCTCAGCAAGTCGCTCTTGATGTTATTGTAGTCTGCCGTTGCGCTTTCGCCATACGTTCCTGCCTTGTCGGCAAACTGGTCCATCAGGAATTGGCTCATTACGTAGTCCACGATGTAGCGGTGGCAATGGCTCTTCAAGGCATCCGTCACAGCCACGTTCCAGTTCGGAATCTCCAGTTTCAGCGTCACGGTCTCATAGATGTTTTCCTCCCTGTCCTTACCAGCTTTGTTCACGGTAGCGGTCGTTTCGCTCTCCTCACCATCAATGATGGTGGTCACTACCTCCGTCCACGTACCGTTTTTGTTGTCAGTATAGGCATACTTTCGTGTTCCCTTCACCAGTCGTTCCAAGTTGTTGTTGTCCTCCACTCTACCAGTGGTCAGATAACGCTGAGCAGCCAGTTTGATGTTACCGATGGCTTCCGTCACGGCACGATTGATGATACTGCGAGTCTCGTCACTGTCTGGGCTTTCGATGTTGGCTCTGATGTCCTTCTGGGCTTCGTCCACCATTCCCTGGCTCACTACATAGCATCTTGCAAGCACATCATTACATACCTGCTCCATGCCAAAATTCAATGTAATCAATTTTCTATCCATAATTGCAATTATTTGTTTTGATGAAAAATTATCTTAGTTCGTAAGGTGGCCTACCTCCGCTCCAGTCCACATAGTCTTGGTGGAAATGTTGTGAAGCAAAGTCAGGATTTCGCTCAGAGCCTTTCAGTCCTCTCTGCTCATCCTTGGCTACCTCGTCCTCTTTTCGAGCCTCAGCATCCAATGAATTGCCTTCCTTGACCGCTCCATCGGCACCTCTAGCCTCAGCGTTCAGAGCATTTTGAGTTTTGCCCTCATCATCCTCCTTGCGGTTATCAGTACCTATGGCACCTCTATCCTTCTTTTCCGAATCAGCACCCCTTCCATCTGTAGCCAAAGACTGAGCCTGTTTGCTCATTTCATCCTCACCTCTCACAGTAGTACCAGGAGAAGCAGCATTCTTTCCTACACTGTCCGAAGTTCTAGTTTCAGCAGATTGGGCATTCATCTGTTTATCAGAATCATCCTCCACTCTCATTGAAGTAGAAGAACGATTGCTGTCCTTTCCTGCTTCATCTTCTTTTCTCTCGGAAGCAGAAGAGGATGAAGCATTCTTTGCAACACCATCCACAGCCCTTCTCCCTATAGGCGAAAAGCTGCTATTCTTTTCAACTCCATCCCCTCCTCTAGCCACAGCATCAACAGCCGAAGAACCATCTTTCACGGTATCGTCAGCGGTTCTTTCAGCCTCAGCAAAGCTAAAGTCCTTCTTTAGCAAAACCTCCTTAATGGCTTCTAGGTCGCTCGCTCCCATGCTAGCATAGTCCGTATGGTTCATGTCTGGGAAGTCACTCAGCCATCCGGCAAGGATAGCATGTACCAGATAGTTCTGTATTTGGTTGGTCAGCACACCGCTCAATCTAGGTGGCCAAGATGCCAAGGTCTTGATGGTGATTGTGAAATCATCAGCCAGTGCCTGTAGGTCAAACTGCTGTGTGGTCGAAGAAGAGAATCTTGCCAAGAAGTTCTCTAGGTCGGTTATTGCTTCCCTATAGTAGATGTCCAGCTTCGCTTCCTCGCCATTACTCGCCCAGACGGTCTGAAAGTCCACCTCTGGGTTATGCTGCGCAATGGTGGCAGATAGTCCCTCTACCACGCCCATCACGCTCTTCTTCACTATTTTTATCGTTATTGTCTTCATACGCTCATTTCTTTCTGTGCCATAGCCAAATCAACAAACCAATCACTGCGACTACGAGAGTCCAAATCATCTTGGCGGTATACTTCCCAAGGGTGATATACTTTTGTTCTGCCTTGGTAAGTTCTCGTGTCATCGGCTTCGGCACATATATAGTATCTCGTTTGATGAAAGAATCCGTCTTCACCTTGTTAAGATACCTGTACCTATCTTGAAGCACAAGCCTATCCTTAAAGATAGTGTCACCTCTCTGATAGATATACACGCTATCCTTCCGATAGATACTATCTGTTTTCTCCACCGTGTCCGTTCTTACCACATATTGGGTATGATATTCTGGCACGGTTACATACTTCGTCTTGCAGCTCGTCAGGAAGAGCAACGAGAAGTACGCCACCCAAACGAACAGATAGATTATCCAATGTCTTGTTTTCATAAGCTATGATATGTTTAAGGCTCGCTTGGACTTCTTCAAATACTCCTCGCATTTGTCCAGCCCATTATAGCCTCCATTAATTTTCTTTCTGATTGCTTTCAGATTATCCTCGTCAGCCAATTCATTGCAGCCGAAGGTATCGAATATCCACATCGATGAACGTGTGGCACCAAGAGGCTGCTCCAACAGCTCAGGCTTCTCCACTACATCATAGCCACAATATCCGGCATACTTCCTGTAGTTGGCTCTTCCTGTTATCTGAATAAGCCCCCTGCCCTTATACCTCACCCCATCACCCTTATAGGTATTGCCCAAGTCTTTTCGCCCCTCATACGCCTTTCCGCTGGCTATCTCCTTGGTATATTTCAGTTCACCGCTCTCATGCGCTATCTGAGCCAAGTAGTGCGCCCACCTCAAAGGCGTGTTGATTTCAAATTCCTGAGCATACTTATTCAGGTATGGCAGAAACTTCTCTGCTCTTTTCCCTGCATTAGGCATCGCCATCAGCAGCTGTTCCAATCTGATTTCCTTCATTTCCATTCTCCTTATTGTTCTTATATTCTTGATACTTCTTGAACATTGGCATTTTCTCCACGAAGCCAAGTGTCAGCGCATAATATCCATAGTCCACTAGCCTGTACCAAGGCGAATCTGGCACCAGCATTCGTTTCAGATTCTTCAAGATGTTGGTCGTGAATAGATAGGTCGCGGCTATGCACACCCACTTCACGCAAAACAGTGCCTCAGCATCCGAATGCAAGAAGTGCCCGATGATAAACAGTGCAGCCACCGTCACGAAAAACACCGCACAGCAAACGAAGAACATACCGAATTTCTTCCAGCTCCATTCCTCACCATTAAACACCGCTGCCACGATGCCAAACACAAGGTTCAGCCCGAACAATACCATCATGGCAATCATAAAATCTCTGATGGGTACTAGCAGACTCAGAAAAGTCCATATCGTCCCAATTAAGTAACCTCGAATATCATTCATTTTCTTTTCCATTTTTCCGTCCCCACTCCGTTATGGAAACGATGCAAATTTAAGCCATCATTCCCGATTCTCAGTGATAAGTTGCGCAACTTCATACGAAAAAAGAGAACACAAGTCCTTTTCCTCAGCCTGCATTCTCTTCTTCTGATAGTTTTCTTTTATATATCTCTAGGTGTTATGGAATAATTCTTAATTATAAATTATAAATTATTAATTATTAAAGTACCCCCATGCCTTGCACTTTCCGTATGGGTTATCATCGTCTCTCAGCCAGTTCACAGCCAAGTCCACCATTTTATCCATCAGCTGCTCCTCGCTATCATCGGCAAACCATTTCTTCATCAGGTTGTAGTTGTCCGAATACACCATGTTCAGAACCACGGCAAAGTCCCATTGGTTGTAAGGGCGAATCTCGTCCTTCACCGTCTCATATATTTCCTGCGTCTTCGCCATGGTATAGTAAGGAGCACGATGCTCTATCTCCTTATCATCCTCAAAAACCATCTTCTTAATTTGAGCCTCAGCGAAGAAGTCATTGAAGTGTCCGTTGCCCACTACCCCATAGATTTCCTTATACAGCAGCAAGAGGTCTTCATCCGTTGCGTGCATAGCCACGAATTTGCCGATTATCTTTGTCACCAGCACCATCTGTTCCGGTGTGGCATCGGTCTGATATTTTGTAATAAGTTCTACTAAGTTCATGTCATTCTTGTTTTTGCGATTTGACGAATTTGAAAATCTCATCCAGCTTGCTTTCCATCTGGTTGAGCCTTTCGTTTGTTTTCTGCTGGTCACGAAACGTTGTGTCCAGTTCTGAGAGGAGATTATCACAGTCCTTTACGGTCTGCTCGAAATCAGGCATCTTTCTTAGGATGTCGTTAGCTTGGTTCTTCAATGCGTTCACCTCGTTGATGATGTTCTCCTTGCTACAGGATATTACAAGGGTGTCGCTGTATGCTGTTTGCTCAGTATCTACCACCGAATAGATGGACTGCTTGCCATCCTCGGTTTGCACATTCACCTTCACGTTCCTCGCCCCATAGTTCGGCATTCCCGGCATAGCAGCCATCACGTTCGGCTTGCCATTCTCAAAGTCAGGGCAAGGATTGCTCGTCACCTTGCCTTGCTTAAATTTTCTGCTGGCTCTATCAAATAGATAGACTGGGAATCCAGCCTTCAAGTCTCTGAATATCATATATTGTATATATTTTGAAGTTAGTATTATGCGAGGGAAACGATGGCTCTCTTCCGTCCATCCTTTCCCTCTATAATGATACTAAGCAGTAGTCAATGCTACGGTTAGACTGTCAAATATGCTTAGGCCTCTAGCCTTTCCGCATACCACATCGTTAGCCTTTTGCGTCCGTCCCACGCTGGCGATGGTCACAGCTGTTGGTAGGGCTGTCTGCCCTTGGAAGGCTGCAATCCATTTTTCCGTGTAAATCAATGGCTGTGCTCTCATCACGTTTCTGTTGCCTGTTACAGGCGAAATGATGGATATTGTCGCCACGATAGGCACGAATACCGTTGTACCGTTCAGGATAGGCTGCTCATAACTGTAGGTTATGCTAGCCTGTGGCTGCACGTTGCCGTTCACGCAATAAGGTCTGCAAAGCTTCTCATTGTAAGTAGCTAAGACTGAAACTTGGTTGGCTACCAATGCTGTAGTAGCCAATCCCACTGGAGAAATTTTGTTCATACCACTACGCTTCTGTTTCATTCTTTACTCTTTTTTACTGATAGCCACCTGCTACACCTGCGCCACATCCGCAACCGCCATTCATCAGATTGGCAAAGTAGATGTTCTGCTGCAACTGAGAGTTCTTAAACTTCAAGTCCTGAATCTCGTTAGCTTGCTCCTGGCTCCAATGACCTGTCAAGGTGTCAATGATACGCTGAGTGTTGTTCTCACCTGCACGGATAACGTCACACTTGTCTTGCTGCATCTGGAAACCGAGGTTCGAAGCAGCTCTTTCTATACCAGTGTTGGTATAGCTAAAGCCCTGCTGCATCTGGTTAACGATGTCCTTCTGACCAAGCTGGTTATCATAGCCCATCTTGATGATGTTCTGCTGGGTCTGGCAGCAGCAATCCTTCAATGCTATGGTCATCTGCAAGTTACCCTGAGAGATAGCGTTGATTACTCGCTCTGCCGAGAATCCAACCTGACCACCAAGCTGCTGGATGCCAGCCTGAATGCCACAGATAGAGTTCTGCAAGGCGTTGAAGTCACAGTTCAGATTGCTTGCCAACATCTTAAGGTCGTTACCATTACCCTGGATAGCACCCATCAGCAAGTTGCTGTTCTGGTTGTCTGCCATCTGGTTGCGCAAACTCTCGATTTGGCTCTGAATCTCTGCACGCTGCACATCTGCGCCATTGTCACGGTTGTTCCAGTCTGCACCATACATATAGCGCATCATGCCCATCATCATCATGTAGGCGAACGGATTGTTCCACATGTCATCATCGTCACGGTTACGCATCATAGCCGCCATTGCCAAAGGATTGTTGTCACGATTTGCCATCGCTCCAAGCAAACCACCCATCATTGCATCGTTGCAACAAGAGGTTGTCTTAATTACTTCTTCTGCCATAATTCCTAAAGAAATAAAAGTTGTACATTTTGTTTATACTCACATGTAACCGATTACGCATGCAAAGATACAAGGAATTGGCAAGCTATTTAATAACTCTGTCACAAAAACTTTTATTCTCTGAATATCAGCGTATTAACATGACATAAACCCATATCAAAACCATCGTATGTATATTTTAGCAAGAATATTGCGTATAATTTAAGGCAAAAATTGTGAGTTTTAGAGCATAAAAAAGAGAGAAGCAATCTCTCGCCTCTCTCCTAGCCTACCATTTAGTTCATCAGAAATGAAGAAAATGCAATAATATCCCCTATCCATATAAAAATGGTGAAAGCAGCTATCCATACAAACGTCCATCTTGGCATTTTCTTATACAGCTTAGAGCACAAAAGATGGATGAACGCACCAGTGATAAATACCGTGAAGATTAAGGTCACAGCAATCATAAAATATATTTCTTGCATATCATATCGCTTATCCGTGTTGCGATAGGGCTTAGTTCTTATATTTCTTAAGTCTTTTCTTGATAAACTCCCTTACGTCCCATTTCTTGAAGAAATGAGAATGGTCCCCAGCGTTCCCCACGCTTTCCAGCTCCCCATCAGCGATAGCCCTTCTTAGGGTAGATTCGCTGATATGCGCCTCCTTCTTCACCTGCCCGGCAGTCATATAAGGATTCAGCATGAAAGGAATCTGTTCACAAAGATTGTCCAAATCATCATCGCTCATTCCGCAAGCCGTAACCTTCTCCCCATTCTTCTGCTGCTCTGCTGCCTTGAAGCAAGCATCGCTCAATGACTTCAATGCCCATCCCAGGGTATCATAATTCAATATCTTCTTCATAATTCTCCAATTTTCTCTGTTATTCTCCAAAAATCTCTATTATCTACAGCAATCTCTATGCGAAGAATTTTCTACCCATCTTCGTCTGTTTGATGAACATATCAACAAATCCATACAGATAAAATATCGCGGTAACAATCATGATTGTATAGCAAGAGTCCACCATATCATTGGTAGTGTACCAGCTCCATTCCACTATATGTGCAGCATTAATGCCAAAGAAATAGAAAAAAGGAATACGATACCACCAGCACAAAAAGAAAAATCTACTAGCCAGAATTGTCACCATCGGAAGAATATAGACCATAAAATAAATGAAAAGATAACATGGCAAATTTTCTTCGTGAGGAACAAACATTTCTCTGGGATGCTGAGAAAAGTCCCAGATACCATAAGCGTGGAAGAACATAAGGCTTATAGGCATATACTTGCAGTACCACCGGAAGAACTTCAAGATTCTCCTGGAATATCTGTTGCCATGCTTCATAAGCATTCCCATCAGTTCAGTAACATCTACGTCCTTTATCAACCGTTGGACTTCGGCTTCTTGTTCTTGTGTCATTGAAAAACCTCCTTTTGTTAATTGTTCATATGTTCTTGATAAAAATTAAAATCTGTGGCAAAATTACAACTTTTTACACAAACCAAATCATTTTGAGCAAAATTTTAAAGTTAAACTTTGCTAAAGTAACAATTCATAAGCAACTTTTTGGTATCTTTGCAGAAAATTAAACATTCAAACTTATGAAGAAGAAAATATTAGCTTATATTATAGGTGTACTTGGTTGCATTATTATTGATGCAGGATTTGTAGCAATAGCAATCCATCATGAAGCACCAGTTTCTGATTATATCCTTATGGGTATATTCCTGCCTATTATTGATGTTGCGTTTATTGCTATGGGTAGCTTGTGCTTAAAGAAGTCTGGAAAGGAGTGCTTGGTGGTCAAACTTCCTGATACGGTAGATTAGGAACAGAAAAACTTGAATAGTAAATACAAGAAAAGGGAGTGTTGTTTTAGCACTCCCTTTTACTATTCCAATACGGTTTACTCCCCATACTTTGGCTCCTCATACACCAAGTTATGCTCATCTACGTAAGCCTTGGCTTCTGGGTATGTGTCAAACTCTACTGCGGTGGCATCTACTGCTGGGAATACCTCAGCATTGTCACCTTCCTCTGTGAGAGGGAACACCATCTTGGTTCCCTCATGTACTACCTTATACTTCTTTGTTAACTTGTTCATATCTTATTTCCTTTCTTTGCTTTAACATTAAACTTATGCCTTTGCAATACTGATTGTATAACCCTTCTGCTGCAAGGTTGCTACTGCATCATCTGATACTGATGTGCGGTTTCCAGCGACTTGGATAGTCTTATACCAGATAGCATCTCCTGATGAAAATCCAACCTGACATTGTGCTTGATCTTGCAGCATCTTGTCAATGTTGTTAAGTGTAGCATTTCCTTCAATGGCAATAATTTTGGCAGAAGAGGAACGAGTGCTCCATGTGAATACTGAACCTTTATTATTTTGGAATGAAGCAAATCGGCATACAGAAGGAAGAGATGCAAGGTCGCCAGTCAGCTTACTGTACTTAAAGGACATTTCAGTACACTTTGATAGAGCACTTAATTCATCTATATTTCCTGTTAGTGAAGTGTATTCACCATACAAATTAAGTGTAGTCAATGCTGTCAAATTCTTCAAATTAGCAATATCACCACTTACTCGTGTATTAGCTAAGTTTAGATTAGTCAATGCTGTCAAATTCTTCAAATTAACAACATCACCACTTACTTGTGTACCATACAAATTAAGTGTAGCCAATGCTGTCAAATTCTTCAAATTAGCAATATCACCACTTACTTGTGCACTAGGTAAGTTTAGAGTGATTAGAGCAGTGGAATATTTTAAATCATCAATATCAAAGAATTTGTTTTTAGCATATACTGTGCCATTTGGCTGATTATTATAGTAAGCATTAATCCTAGTGATAGCATACTTTCCTAGCAAAGCAACTTCAACATCACTGGTAGAAGACACGAAGATTCCATTAGTAGTGGAATCTATTGAGAGACTTTTGCCTTTGTTTTCCTGCAAGTTCTTGTCTGTAAAATATCCATCACCTATGATTTCCACTTTTGATGGTGTATTTACAAATAAGCCAAGCAACTGAGTTCCTTCCGTAGGAACATCAACTTTGTTAATCTTAAATCTCATTTCTCCAAGTCTTAAAATAGAATTATTATTTACAGTTCCATTTAACTTTGTTACTAAACATTTTCCCATAATTATTTATTTTAATTAATTAAACTTCTGTATAACTGTACGTTTTATCCAAAAATGCCAATCTGTTCGTTAACCAAACAGAAACTCGTTTTACTGAATTATAAAAACCACAATAGTATGGTCTGTTACTATAAGCCGAAGATAAAGGTGGCACATCGGTTAATGTGGTTGTTGCCTTAAAGGTATAGCCCCTGTAGATACAAGTATCACCTTCATTGTAAATTTTCTCTGCATTGTAATTATCTTCTTTACTAGTATAATCAACTATTGCCCATCCGCTATTAAGATTTGGATTTCTGTAAGATGGAGTGTCAGGATATAGTTTTATTTCGTCCTCCATATTCTCGTAACCAATGTTATTAAGCCATTTTTCTAGCAAATTTATAATATTGTCAACAGAGAATATGTTTGAATCACGAAGCTGTTTATACCTAGCCTTTATCTCGTCTGCATAAAGGAGTTCAAGACCAAAAACATTTTCAACTCCTAATATGGTATTTTTGTCACTATTTGGTATGACAAATGTACCATTCCAATGTGCTCCTAATATACTGTCAACATCATATAGAGTAGGTGTCCAATGCAGCCCGTCCCAAGTACACCAAATCCAATTTTTTCTGAAACCATCTAAATGATAAATTACTTGTGAAATAACAAAGTAATCAATGAAGGCATCAATAATAAAGTACTTTTCAAAAGTTTCTTTTGTGTTACTTTCAGTCAAGGCAGCTTTTACACCAGACAATCTAAGCAAGTAATCTTTCACCTTCTTACTATTTTTATCTGTTTCAGAAAGTTCCTTCGGATTATCTCCGTCATATTTGTTACCATCAATATCAATGAGAGACTTTGGATTTCTGATTTCAAATTGTGTCCAATCAACAGTTCCACCAAACAAGGTACTATTACTTATTACACCATCAAGTATGATATTCTCAGGTGTTTTCTTATCTGCGTGATATATCTCTTTTGATTTTTTGAGATTCCACGCATAAACACCCATATTTTTCTCCTCTTTGGTTTTGGTGTTAACCCATGTTATAACAATAGGAAAACCATCAGGATGGCATTTTGCTCCAGTGTAGAAGTCTCGATTAACTTTACCGTTTCCAGTATAAGGGCTATATACATCAGACAACAGCTCATAAGGATAACGTTTGCCTACTGCTCTTGTTTGATAAACCTGCTCCATCAGCCAATATCCAACAATACATTGTCCACGGAATATGTCAATGAAATATTTCTTTAGATGAAAGCTGTCCTGTGCAGGAAAATCACCAAACTTGATTTTTGAATCATCATTGATGTCAATAGCCATATTTTTTACATAGTATGACATAGATGAAGAACCTTGTGCATTCAAGATTACAGGCTTACGGAAATAATTTCCATCCTTATCATTGTACTCTATCTCAGCTTCTATATCATCCTGCTTTGTTGTAGGCAACTTTGGGGCATAAAGCCTTACTTGTGCAGCAACTCTAGGAATGGGTAATTCTACATAGATGTTCTTGCTGAAATCAGATGGGTTATCCGTCTTGATACCAGCAGACTTGAAAGCATCATTTACTTCTTTTGCTGCATCCTCTGATAAATCAATGTGATTAACAGAAATCTTATGTTCATGACGTGTGCCTTCTGAATCTCTGTAACCAAGAACCTTTCCTTTTGAATCTTCTGTAATCTCTGTTCTTCCCTCTACATCTTCAAAGCTGGCATTTGCATCAGCAACATCAGCATTAATAAGAGATTTCCCCTCTTCTTTATCAACCTTAGCATCAATAGTCTCAGATTTCAAGTTATGAGAATAGTGACTACCATCATTGTAAGTTCCTGAAAGAACCCTTCCATCTGCATCTTTCTCTATTGCAAGATACTCAGGACTCTCCTGCATAGAGAAGACATCGAGCAGTTCTTTGAGATTGGTATCTATTGTACCTACCTTCTCCTGCAATGATGCGAGGTCTGATTGAAGCTGAGAGATAACTTGCTTCAAGGCATTGACAGCATGGATTTCGCCAATGATTTGTCCGTCTCTTCTGATACCAAGAACTACTTTATCGTCAGTAGTAAGCCAGGCAGCAAAGAACTCTTCATTCTGAATGACATGATACATTTCATTGAGAGGATAATATGGCTTGCCAGTATCTCGGTAAATGCCATAGAGAGCTCTATCCTCTAAATCAACTACAGCCCAAAGGAACTCTTCATTCTCGATTACTCTAAATGGAGTGTCTTGAATTTCACCAGCTTCATCCTTGATAGTTGTCTTATCTAAGATGCCATTGATGGTATTAATTGACCCTAACAAGTCTGTTTTATCCTGCTGGCACTGAGTGATAATCTCCTGCAACTTGGTTCTGATAGGTGCAGGAATACCCTTGCCCCACTCAATGGAACCATCAAGCTGAATACCAAAAAGAAAACGGTCTTCTGCATCAACAATACAATGCAAGAACTCAGGAGACTCAATCTCCCTGAAAGGAGTCTTGATAGTCTTTCCCTCTTTATTCTTAATTTCTGTGTTTTCTGCCAACTTGTCAATCCGACTACCAGCATTATATGCGCCAAGGGCATTAGCCACAATAATCCACTTGTCTGTGTTGATGGCATATACCTTGCCATCGTCACGTTCCTCTGCTGGCGGATTGCCAACATTATCATCGGCAACACTTTGGAAAGTACTGCCGAACATAGTCACCTGATTGTCTCTGTAGTATGAAGTTTCACCATCATACTCACCTCTGAGCACAGGTAAGCTACCTATGATTGTTTGTATTTCTGCCATATCTATTTTTGTTTAATCTAACTCATGATTCATAATAATTCTACCAGTCTTACGGTCTTGAACGCATCCTGTAATTCTGCTACGGTCGCTAGTCGTGCCAATAATCTGACCTGTCGAACGGTTGAAGGAGATGGATAGCACATTTCTCTTCAAATCAGTTTTAATGTTTTCTACCTGCTTATTGACAGCAGCAAACTCACGTTCTGCATTCTCTTCCATCTTGGCTGTTTGCGGAGTACCATCCCAATGAATACCTGCTAAGAAATGCTCTTCGGCATCCAACATGGCAAAGATATACTCTTCGTTGACGATATACCTAAATGGGGTCTGTTGTACATTTCCATCAGCATCCTTGACAACCGACAATTCATTAAGAACAGACTGATATTCTTGCAGTTCCTCATCGAAGGTTTCATAAGCTACTACAGCCACATGGTCTTTGGCAGTGCTGTGTAATGCATTACCAATATTTCCTTTTGCTATTTTTAATTTTTCAGCCATATTTACTTATTTTTTTTAGTTCGCTTGAACGTTCAAAGTTACGCCATTCATGTAAATAGCACCACTCTTATACATGTAGTAGTCCTTGCCATTGATGGTGACGGAAGTAGTCTCCATCACGAAAGGAGCACCACCCATCGTGAAGTTGGTAAGTTTCGGAAGAGTCTTTGGCGCAAGGATAATGAAGTTAACATCGTCCTTTGCCGAAGTCTTTGTGTAAGTTCCACTAGCAGACAGACGAGGCGAAAGCTTATTGGCTGCAATAGCTATGTCCGTTTCCGTTGTACCGAAGCCGTAGTAGATAGGCAACACCATTGTCACTTTACTCAATGCCGACTTTACGAGGTTGCCATGCTTTGCGGTGAGGATGATTTGCGTTTCTCCTTCCTTATTCACCTTGATAGTGACTGTATCTGCTTGCTTTACATCAATAAAAACAAGAGAACCATCAACAGACAGAGCCAATGCTGTAGGCGTTATTGGCGAACCTTTGCGCTTGATAGAGTAAGTAGCTTTGATGCTCTGCTCACTACCAGTAAACTCCAGCAAAGACTTGTCAAGGGATAAAGACACTTCTAGCGGAAAGACCGTATTTTGCAGCTCTGTAAGGTTATCTGTAACAACCTTCTGGCTCATAACCTTATCTGTAGCCGTCCCTGTTTCTTGAACAACAGAAACTTTGTCAAACTTCTTGGCAAGTTCCGTGTTCATCGTTTCCTTATCAGCTTTCTTAGATAAAGCCTCATCCACATCGGTCGTATTAGCCTTGCGGTTAATGGCATCGGTAATCGCCTTCTGGCTCACAAGCATGGTGGTACTAGCCCCAAGTTCCTGTGCGATGGAAATAAGGCTCTGCACAGTCCACGATTTACCGTCCAAAGTCAGCAGTACATTGATGCCCTGTGCTACATCTTGGTTTCCGAAGTTAGCATATTTTCCACCTTGCAGCGCAAAATAAAACATCTTTGCAACCGAACTATCTGGCACGGTTCCAGTAGTAGCCATCCCCATATAGGTAGCACCCTTGATGGTCTTGAAATGTTCGATGATATTGGTGATAAGCTCATCCCAGTAGCTATCCCTCTGAGCGTTCACGCACCAAGTCCCTCTGTCCGCATTCCAGTAATGCGCCCAACCATCAATAGCCACATAGTCACCTTCCACGCCTCCCGAAGGAAACTTCTGGTTAGCCTCGTAGATACTACCAAACTCCCCCTTGTAGTGAGGACTTGTTTTGTCTATATCATTAGCCATATCTTGTTAAATTTGTGATAATTGGTTATACTTCTCGCCCAGTTCACTCTCCTTCTTACTTATCAAGAAGATAGAGATGGCACGATAGATAAGATACTTCTTGCACTCGTCAGTCAGGGCTAGGATGATTTTCTGGTCTGTCACCGTTTTCCCATCCTTTTCAAGCACATCCTCTACCTTTTGATAAGGAAGGTATGTGAACAGCTCTACTTCATGGTCATACACCTTGTTTGTGGGCTTATCATGGTTAGCAGAATACCGTCCAGCTGTCCAGTACATCAATACTCGCTTTCCTGTAGTAGGCGAAACGGTTATCATGCCCTTCGGCTTCTGCGGTGTCCCTCTAGTCCATCGAGAGGCTTGCATCTGAGCCTCCTTGCTGCCTGGGTCCATCAATGCCACCAACGAAGAAGACCAGCTTTTCAGCCTCAGCTCTACCAGCCTCAGCCAATCGTCTGGTATCACAAGGCTACCATGCCCATCAGTGTATTGCGTCTGAATGGCATCATAATCTTGCTTACCGCTTTCATTCAGCGAAGCCACTACTCTTTGGGGCTGTAGCATCTGCGGTGGTGCTTGCAGCAAAAGCTGTTGTGCGGCAGTCTCGATGGCTTGCTTCATTTCCTCGTCCGAATCATCGGCAAAGACATCGTTCAGCTCGTCATGCTTCACCTCGTCCAGCGCAAGCCTCATATCCTTTACAAGGTCACTCATCAGTGCTTCCATATCGCAAGAAATTAAACATTAAACACTAAAAATTAAACACTAAAACACGATGTTCACCCCAAGCTCCTTAGCCTTCTCCTTCACCTGCTCAGGTGATTTCAGTTTCCTTACATCCACCTTGAAGGACTTCTGGAGATAGTTCTTAGCCTTGGTGATATTCTCGAAGCGAAGGGCGTTATCGTCCATCAAGTCCATCGCCTTCCCTATTACCTCATCAAGAGCTTTCTTTGGCTCTGGCTCGGGTTCGCTTTCATCGATGATGCGTCCTGCCTTGGTCAACGGATGCTTTCTGATGCAGTCTGCCACCTGCTTATTGTCCGTGAGGTAAGAATAAGCATTGTTACTGCACCTCTCAAACTCCACGCTCTTGATAAGTCCGCTTGGCAGAGTCACCACAAAGATGAGCATACTGTTTGCTACAAATCTATACATATCTTTTGTGTTTATGGGTGAAGGGATAGTGAAGCCCAGTCCGAGGCTTTTTTTCCTTACTAGAGCCTCAACTATCCCCGAGTTTTGATATATGTTAGAAAACTATCAGTTCCCTTTGTTTTGATTAAGCAGCCTCCTGAATCTGCTCATCGGTCACACCGTTCTCAGTGAAGGTAGGACGAGATACACGAGCATGGGCATCTGGGAAGGTAAGTACCCAACAGCTATACTCCTCCATTACCACACCTGCGGTATTGCGAATCAGCAAGTCCTTGGCATTAAACTCATTTCGTGACCAAGTACCAAATACATACTTGTCGAGATAACGAGCATCCAAACAGAAGGCTCTACCATCCATGCCCCAACTATTGAAGGCATCGTGGCGATAAATGAGAATTTTAGTTCCCATGCTCTCAAACTTCTCGAAGTCGAGTTTCCATCCCTGGTAGTCCTTTTCGGTCTGTGTAATGATGCGCTTGTTAGAGCGGAGGTTGGCAAATGCCTGATAAATCAAGTTGTCCACGAAGAGCAACTTGGTACGGCTAGAGTTACCTGCACCCTTCAACATAGCAGCAATAAATGAGGTCAGCTCCTTCTCACTAATCACATATTCATATACCTGCTTCTTCACTACCTCAGTACCGCCATCATCACCCTTTGGAACGGTCACATCTGCGGTTACAGGCACAAGAGTGCCATCGGCTTGTCTAAACATCTTTGGCTCCCAGTGTCCAATCTGCAAATCCTTACCAGCTGCCCAGAAGATGCCACCCATGGTATAAACAAGACCTACATCCTTGCCACCATTCGACATAGAGCGATAGCCAAACAGTCCGCTCAGCTCCTGACCTTGGCGCATATCGTCCATAGCCATCTTCTCCTGACGTGTGAAGTCCCACTGCACCTGGGTCTTGCTCATACGGTCGATAAGAGACTCCTCCACCTGCATGATGAATCGCTGGCAATACTGGAAGCTCTTGTCTGGCATAGAGTAGTAGCTACCAGTCTCTACCTCTTTTTCACCAGCAGCTCGTCCCAGGCGCATTACGACAGTACCTGCCTCAATATCCTCAGGAATATCCCGGTTACCACGACTGGCATTCTTTTTACCATTCAGCGCATAGCATGTAGGGTTTCCATCGTTATCTACCTCTGTTACACGCAGCTGCAAAGGAATCATCGTGCTTCGGTCAGTACCGTTGTCCTGATAGCCCAGGCAGCTTTTAATCATAATGATGTCACCAGTACCAAACACTGTAGCATTTTCCACCGTTAGCTTTACAGAGCCACCGTTTGTAGTTTTACTTACCTTCACTGCAAGTTTGGATTTGATTGGTCGCTGACCGATGGAATAGTACTCAATGCGGTTACTGTCCACAGGAGTCATTCGCTTCGAGGCTCGAAGAATCTGGTCGATTGGACAACTCTCCAGCTTCATTTCCACCACGGTAGGGTTCACATGAGCCACATAGTAGTCCCAGTTGTTCATCTTCTCCTGTTGCTCTTGGCTTCCACCCTGCCACTTTGGACCCGTGCCACCTACACCTGGTCCATCTGTTGGACCTGTAGGACCACCGCCACCTTCACCTGCTGGAATATTAGGAGGAGTTTCTGCCATAGCATAAGAGTTGCCACCACTCAGAATCATGACGAAAATCGCCATCATGAATCCAAACCATTTCTTAAACTGTTTCATAATCTGCTAATTTTTAAACTATTAATTATTAACTATAAATTCTTAATTGATAAGAGCTACATTCCAACCATCTGGCTGTACACCTGTTCCGTCCGGCTCTTCTCCTTTGGAAGAGAAGGAGCACCACCGCCACCATTGATATTGATGTTCCTCTTGCCACCCTGTCTTCCATCATGCAGCTGCTTCTGTTGGTCGATTTTCTCGTTCTTGCCACGCTTGTAGCCACGTTCCTCGGCATCAGCCACAGCCTTGTCGAAGTCCTTTATTTGGAAGAGTCGCAAGAAGTCAGCCTTCTTCAAGCCATAACGAGCAGCACGCCATACGAATCCATCATCATCGTGGTCTTCGCCATCATCGCTGCGCTTATACATCCACTCTATCAAGTCCTTGATATCCTCGGGCTTAATCTTGGCTTCCTTCATGGCTGCATCAAGCTCCTTATCCTCTTGCTCCATGTTGGCTGCAAGAGTCTCCTTGCCCTTGGCTAGCTTCTCACTGGCTGCAAGCTTTTCCTTCTCGCTAGCCTTCAAGCGTTTCCTAGCCTCCTCGTCACCATTGATGGCTTCGATGTAGTCCTGTCCTAGCTCGTCTATCAAGTAGTCGATAAGGTTGAAGTCGCCACCGTCTGCATTTTTCTTGGTCACAAGACCTGTCACAAGCCCAGGCGCATGAGGATTTTCTTTCAGCATATTGTTGAAGTCGTCCATCCTTTTCTTGCTTTGGTCGTACTGGTCGTAATCGGTCGCAATTTGGTTAAAAACAGCCTCATCATCGTCCATATTCAGGTCGGGATAACGCTGAGCAAGACGCTCTCTGAAAGAATCTCGCTTTGATTTAACATTCTGATTATCAATCGTTTCTTTTGCCATAAACGTTCGTTTTTAATATTTGTGTGCTAAATTAAGGAAAATTTCGCATTACTTTGTGATAAGTTCTGCATCTTGGTGAATTAATTTTGTTGGCATGAAACATCTAAATTCCATATCCGAAATTTACCTTAAAAGAGACCAGGAAATGCTTCTGCTCTTTCGTAAGGCCAAGAGGATGGTAGAATATCCTACCACCATGGCTAAGATATGCGATTACATCGCCAAGATGCCAGCCTCTTGTTATTATCTCGCTGATAGCACAGCCTATCGGTATGTATGCAAACGCATCAAGGGGAAAAAGCCTAAGTTCGGCAAATACCAAGCCATGAAAGAAAAACTCTTCGAAGCCTTCTATCAGGATTTCTTGCGCCTTCGTCAGATGGAACAATACAAGGAATACAACACCAAGCATCTTGTGTATGTGTGCCTAGACCTCCCTGCGCCAAACTTGGGCATGGCTCCTAGATATATACAGATGAAAATCAACAATTATTTCCGCAATAAGAAAACATCATTCATCACTCGATAAAACTTTCATTCATTATGCGTACATTATATATAACACTCCTCATCATCATCCTGATGGCTTTCATCATTCCGCTGCACGCCAATCTTGCAGTGTCACCATCCTCGCCCCAATACTCCCATTTCGTTTACATGTTCGGTCATGCCAACTTCATCCATTGGGCTGTTAATGCCTGGTGCCTCCTCATGGTGCATCGTCTGTTTCGCTTTCATCGGGTGCTGGCTTCGTGGCTTGCATCCGTGGCTCTCTCCTTCCTCTATTATCCGTCCCTCCCAGTCTTGGGCGCATCGGTCATTATATCTTTCTTCATGGGTTTCACTGCTCCGTGGCTCTACAGGCGAAAACGCTTAGCCTTCTGGCAGATGCTCATCCTCCTAGTGATTGGATGCCTCCTCCCTCACATAGCCGGCATCTATCACCTCATCCTCTTCGCCATCGGATTCATCTATGCCAAGGCAGAAGGATTCATTCGCAAGTCTCAAAAACTCAACATTTAACATTCAACACTCAACATTAAAAATAAAAAATGCCAGTAGCAAAGTCTTTATTAAAGGTACGACCTCAGCAGCAGATTTCCGAAAAGAAGCTCAAAGAACTTCTAGAGGAAGATAAGAGAAGGCTCACAAGCCTCCTCGCTAGCTATCGTCCCATTACTGGAGAAAACGCCCCTGGTCTTCGTTTCGAGTGTGTCATTGAGGATTTCTTAAAAGGCAAGAAGCTTTGGCTTCCGGTAGAAATGTTGAAGGAAAAGAAGTTCTGCGCCATCATCAAGTGCGGTTCCATCCAAGCCTTCTGCGAGAAGTATATGGCAGACCTGGATCAAGAAAAGGCACGCGATGCAGTATTCCGCTATCTCATCCGTCTCCGCTGCAAGCACGATTTCTATTTCTTCGCCTACGCCTATGCCCGAATCAAGAACAAGGATGGTGGCGATGATATACCTTTTCTTCTTCGCAATGCCCAGATTAAGTTAGCCAAGGTCTTCGAGCAGTTGCGCCTTCATAGTCAGTACCGCTATATCCGTGTCATTCTCTTGAAGTGTCGCCAATGGGGTGGTTCTACCCTCACCGACATCTACATGGCATGGCTGCAAATCTTCTGGAAGACCAACTGGAACAGCAACATCGTGGGTCACCAGTCTTCTTCTGCTACCCAGGTGTTCGATATGTACGAGAAACTTATCAACGCCATCCCTACATGGCTCTTCTACGACATCGGGCAACCATTCAAACCTGATACTCGCAAGTTGAAGACTTCTGGCACCATTCAGAACATCAAGTACCTCATCCCTCGTTCCTGCAAGATTCAGACTGGTTCGGCTCGTAACCCTGAGTCCTGTCGTTCCGGTGATGCTGCCCTCGCACATATCACCGAGGAAGCCTTCTTCCCGAATACTACTGAGTGGACCCCGGCAAAGGTTATCAAGGCTGCTTCTTCATCCATCCAGCCAGACCCTCTTACCTTCATTGTCCGTGAGTCCACCCCTAATGGTCGTGAAAACGAGTTCCATGATGCTTGGGTAGCTGCCAACTCCGTGGATAAGGATGGCAAACCTCTCTCTGCTTATACGCCTGTCTTCGTGGCATGGTTCGAGATTGAGAAATATGTACTCCCATTCGCCTCCGAGGATGAGCGTGCCGATTTCATCATCTGGCTGTGGAAGAATCGCAATGACGAGCAAGGTCATGGAAAGTATTATTGGTGGCTCTACGAGTGCAAGGGCGCTTCCTTCGAGGGCATCCATTGGTACATCGAGAAGGCCAAGGAGTATGAGACTCTTGACGATATGCGTCAGGAGTTCCCTTCCGATGACGTGGAAGCCTTCCTGTTCTCTGGTACTACTGTCTTCGACCCTTACAAGTTGAAGGAGATGGAAGAGGACTGCAAGGGCATCGAGCCTATCATGGTGGGCGACATCGAGGGCGATTCCTACGATGCAGCCGACCCTGCTTGTATGAACAACATCCGTTTCGTGGAACGTTCCGGTGGACCTCTCAAAGTTTGGGCTGGACCCGACAACTCCGAGATTGTCAAGCATCGTTACGTTGTAGCCTGCGATATTGGTGGTTCACATAAAACCTCCGACTTCTCAGATATAGTAGTCTTCGACCGTTACGATGAAATCTACGGTGGCGTTCCCGAACTGGTAGCCGAATGGCATGGTCACTGTGATGCCGACCAACTCGCCATGCGTTGCGCCCAGATTGCTCATTTCTTTAATGATGCCTTCCTGGTTATCGAGAACAATACCGCTTACTCTCGTATGAACAATACCGAGGGCAACCAGTCTGAGCTGTTCTTCCCTATCCTCATCCCTCTCTACAGCAACCTGTATAGTGCCTCCCAGTCCAAGCTGAAGAAGGTGAAGAATATCGAAATGAAATGGGGATTCAACACCAATAAGGCAACCAAGGTGGCAGTAGTGAAGACCATGGCACGCATCATCCGAGACGGTGGCTATATGGAGCGTGAGCTTGCAGCCATCGATGAATGCACCTACTTCCTCTACTACAAGCAAAACGACTGCTACGGTGCCATTGCTGGCAAGCATGATGACCGTGTTATGGCTAGAGCCATCGCCCTCTACGTAGAAAAGGACATGCCAGCCCCAGAAATCATCCCATTCCGTTCTAAGTCCGACATAGAGCGAGAACGCCTCCGCAACCGCCCTCCAGTAGTAGCCGAGTTAGCCGGAATAGGTGGCAGCTAAATAGTTAGCAGCTAAGATAGTTTCCCCCTCTGAGCCTCCGTTCCAGGCGATTCCATCGCCTGTCCATATAAATTAATAATTAAAAGATAAAAGAAAATGAAAAAAGTTTATCAAAATCATCTTCGCAAAATGCTGATAGCCATCTACCAGCCAGTCATCACTCGTATCGAACTCTTCCGCTCCACTCGTATGTGGCAGAAGGGAGTAAAAGCCACGCTCGCCAAGTACAAGGAAGGTGGTGCGCCTCGCTTCTACATGCTCTACGACCAGTCTCACAAGGATTGGGCTATCATGACCTACGACCCCAACCGCAAGGGTATGCTCGCCTACCGTCGCCTGGTGCAGCTTGGTAAGTGGAAGGCTACACGCTACTTCAAGAACGTGAAAGACATCAAGGCTGCATCCTTCTACTACACACCTTCCAAGTGGGGTGCCATCGGCTGCGATGCCGACAACAAGGTTAGAGCCAAGAAGTTGAAGCAGTGGCAAGACTATTACATGTATCGTGTTTCCGTCCCGATGGAAAAGCTACGTTCCTACAAGAAGAAATATGGTATAGCTTAAGCCCTCACAAAACAAAAGGAAGAGAAAGCCATCACGGTCTCCTCTTCCTTATCTTTTTACCTTTAAACTAAAACCTAAAAACAATCTACTAACTAAAAACTTAAGAGTTTATTATGATTCTAAGAACTTTCCTTTTATGTGCCCGATGATGGCAAAGTTGCCAAGTCATTTACACCATCGCTTGCATCTTTCAGGTGTGTTGCTGGCGTACCTGTTTGCTGTTGTCCAGCTCCTGCTGTAGGTATTTCGCCATTCGCTTGCTGTTGCGCTTGCATCGCCTGTAGTTTCTCTAGCTGTTCCTTGAAGTACTTCTTCATTCGGCTTGTACCAGGGAATTGTCCTACGGTCAGCATAGTATATGGGTCCATCTTACCGCTAACCATCATCTGCCAAGCCATATCGTTATTAGCATTTCTGATAAGTGGGCTGTAAGCGCCCAAGTCGATTGAAACATCAAGGTCCATATCCCTCATGGTCTCCGGATTGAAATGTGTCTCGAAATCGTCCCCTGTCAGTTTCACGCTGTCCGCTGAGGTACAAAATTCCTGAATGAGGTACAGCTTCTTCTTGGCGATTCTCACCTTGAAGTTATTGAAGCTCTCCACAAAATCTTGTATTGTGGTAGAAGAACTTTCCCTTTCCAGTTGGTATTGCTTACCGCTAGTGTTGCGATGAACGCCTTGCAGAGCACCCTGCACGCCTGTACCCTCACTTGCCATAGTTTTGGCGAAGTTAACCATGAAGTCAACTCCTGCCGGAATACTCTTGTTGACCAAAGTCTGCGGTGGCTTGCCTCCGTTGGCTGAGTTCCACAAGATGATGCTATCCGTCTTCACATAGTTCGCTTGCATTTCATCGATACTTTGTTTTTCGCTCAGAGCATTCTCATCCACAAGCATCGTACCCTTTGCACCATTGGCAACAATGAAGTTTATCATCATCATATAGTGGTTCAAGGTGCGTTGATTATTCTCAGCACGCATCGAAAAACTTCTTACCTCGCCATTCAGACAAGGGTATGCCACGAAGGTATATGGCATGATGGAAGTTCTGAAACCGTCTCTCAGAACATAGTAAGGCGATTCTCTCGCATCCAGCAGATAGCCATTCGGAGTTAGGTATCTTCTGTACCAATAGGTCTCAACCTCATCCTTCATTTCGATGGTCTTAAGCTCTGATGGGTCCACATAATAGATAGGCTCACCGTTCTCATCGAGCACAGGCAGACCGTTCTCGTCCTTCATGATGTTGGCTTCCTCTAGCTTCCGCTTCTTCTCCTCGTAGAAAGCTCGTTGGTCAGGAGAGGCATATCCGCTAGTTCCTGCATCCCAGTCATGCACCCAGATGGCTGGTCTAGTCTCCTTCGTCCATATCTCCAATACCCTGTACTTGCCGATTACCGAAGAATGGGTGAAATCGTCTATCCCTGCATACTGCGCTTCACCATTCGGGTGATAAGTCTGCTCAGGAGCGAAATGATGCTGTGTCTGTAGATATATCTCGCTCAGTTTGTCCACCTCAGCCTTGCTTCCATCGGTGAAGGTGGCGATTATCTCTCGCCAAGTCAAATCGTGAGCCTCAGCGATAAATTCTATGTCGCTCAGGTCATACTTGAAGAAAGGTGGCAACGCTATCTTAAAGATGTCCACCATGTAGTCAAAGATGCCATTCTTGCCATCTTTCCTGCCATAGTAGGTTTTCATGCCCACGAAGGCGAAGACACAGAAGGCATAAAACATTCTGGCATCTAGCTCCTGCCTGTCGTTCAAGTTGTCGTTCTGACGAAGGTATTCATTGAGGAAATTGATATAGTCCTCCTCGTTGGGGTCAACGGCACTGCAAGAGGCTGTACTGCGCTGCTGGCGCACAAGTCCTACGAGAGAAAGCAGCTTGTCGCCTATCACATCATATTCCAGTATAGGCATACCCTTCATTTCCATATACTGACGGATGCTTATCTTTCTGCCGTTCCACTCTATCAGTTCTTCCAGCTGTCTGCCCATCACGAAGTCCTGCGCTCGCTTCCACTTCTTTCTCAGCTCTGCGCCATCATAGAAGTATTGGCAAGCCCATTCTATCAGCCGAAGGTTGCTGTCCGTCTGGGCAAACCGCTCCCTGCTCACTCCCTCCAGGGAGTCAGGTCCAGGCTCGGCATAGTTCGAAATATCATTTATAACACGATTATCTGGCATAATTCTTAATTTTTCGCCAAAAATACCGCCTTTTTCTCACTTCTTAGTGATAAGTTGCGCAACTTAACATTACTTTCTCATATTTTCCCCTTATTTTTGTTCCGAATTTCATTTAAAAACGTTTTTAAGTATGAGTAAATCAATAAATGTTCACGAAGCCTGTATCATCACCAAGGATGATAAAGGCAACCTCTCCCTGGTAGGCAAGGCAAAAGAAGCCCTCACCACCTTGAAGAAGAATAAGGTTTCCGTCTGCATTCTTCTCTGTGACAACAAGAAGGAGGATGTAGAAAAGTTCCTTAACGATAATAACGTGCCTTTCGCCTCTCTCTCCACCAAGCAGGAGACCGATAAGGATGGCAACACCGTGCATGTTGACCCACCAAAGGCAGATGTCACCATCATGCCAAGTTCCAAGGTCATCACTCTCCGAGACGATTGGCAGTGGTGTCTAGACGATATTGCCCACCGTCTTTGGGGCGAGAAAAAGAAAGAAGCACCCAAGAGTGAACAGCAGAGCATGGATGAAGCCATGAAGCGTTACATCGATTGGGCGAAGCCAAAGAAGGCAGAAGACAACGGACCCACTCAGCTAGGTTAATCATCGCTCCAACATCTTCAAAACACGATTTTCATTTTTTATTAAAAATATATTTGGAATTTAGAATTTATGACTATCAAAAAGGGACTCGCTGTGAAGCAAGTCCCTTTTCTTTTTCTGAGTATCGAGTAAGCCCTCGTAGCTTTTATCATGCCGGGCTACTCCATTCCATTCAATGTTTTCAGCAGCTCCTTTCTGGTCTTGCGAATCTCCACCATTTTGGCGGCATCGTTCTGACCATCCATTTGCTTCTTGGCTTTGTTCATCTTCTTCTTGGCAGCAGAGATAGCCTTTCTAGCTGCAAACAGTCGCTTGTTGGTCTTGCTGTTCTTGAAGGCGTTAGCCTTCGCCTTATCCACATCCTTCAAACGCTGATACTCATCGTAGGTTTCCATCGTTCCGTTCCATACAGCCTGTATTCTCCAGTCCTCGGTCACATCCTCCGATTTCGCCTTCATCAAGTACTTGTTTTCAGCCTTTTCCATCTCCTTCAAGTCTTCATCACCGTTCAGATAGCCCTGCACCATGTCCAGAGCCTCCTTCTGGGTGAAAGCCTTGTACTCACTCTGCGAGAGGAATTTCTTCATCTTCTGGCGCATCTTCTTCTTTTCGGTGATACTCTTAGCCACATCGAAGCGTTCGCTAGCCACCTGTAGAGAGGTAACACCATCTTGCATTTCAGATGTCTCCAACGCCTTCACGCTACCGATGGCTGCTTTTATCTGCTCCTCTGGGGCAATGCCATTGCGCTCACAGCTCTGGTAGGTCATTACCACGCCTTCCATGTCACCGCTCAGGATGAAGTCCTTGAAGTAGCTCTGAGCCTTCCAAGGAGAGAAGCCCTTTGAGGATGGGAAGAAGAAATCCACTGCCTTAAACTCCTTGTTCTCTTGGCTCGGTATCAAGAAAGGTGCCCAGTAGAGCGCATCCTTGTAGAGCAGACCGATGGTCTTGCCATACTTTCTTTGTATCTCTTGGTCGGCATGGCTGGCTTGGAAATCGCTCAGATAGTTTATATCGTCCAAGGTCATTCTCACCATCGGGTTCGCCTTACCTATCATTCGCTGCACCATAGGGCCAGGGAACTCTAGTTCACCCTTATGGTTGAAGAGATATTCAGGCACCTCTCGGAACTGCTTACCATGTCGGATATACATTTCCGTTCCGTCCGCATATCTGCCCATAAAGATTTTGCTCTGTTGTCCTAGGCTGTTTCCTCTCATCAAGTAGTCATACCACATCATGCCATCAGGATAAGCCAGTTCGTAAGGGCTACGGTAGTTAGGGTTGGTCTTCCTCAACTCCTCAGCCTTCTTGCGTTCCTTCTCCTCGTCCAGGGCACGGAAGGCAGCATTGATGCCATTAGCAATAGCCTCATAGAACAACATGAAGCCCAAGCCGTAGCAGAGAAGCGAAGAAATCTGTCTAGCCCTTCTGCCCTCATCTTCTGGAGTAAGTTTCTTATGATAAAGCTTCTTGTAATACTCCTTGAAGTTCTCAAAGGTCGCCTCATTCCAGACAGAGCCATATCCTGTAAGAGCCAAGAAGTGGCGAGTAGTGGAGGCATTCCAGTCTGGCGAAAGAAGAACTCGTCCGGCATAGCGCAAGGTTCGATGGCTGGCACCAAGCACATCCCAGTGCTGACCGCCAAACATATCGTTCACAAACTGACCGTCTTCATCCAAAGCCCGGCTCAGTTCCTCCTCAGTCCATCCCTTCTTCTTGGCACGCTCCTTGGTCTTGTCTGCCCTCATCCGGTAGGTAGCAAGTTTCAGTCCGTCATGAAGGAAATCCCACAAGGCTCTATCCATACCCTTGTTGATGAGCGAAAGCATCTGCGAAGCCACCTTCAAAGGCATAGTAGCCAAAGCCACCGTTCCGGAAATTCCATTTCCGTCCTTCAACTTCTCCTGCACCTTCATCATTGCATCGCGCATATTGTCGAACATGTTCTGCACATCCGCTGCTGCATAGTCGTTGGTCGCTCCAAACTTCACCAAGTGGGTTGCTGCCTCTTGGAAGTCCTGCGGATTGGCAAAGCATGGCAACTGATGATTCTTCATCGTGTCGGCAAAGATGTACTTCATAAAGTTGGCAAGAGCCTTCTTGGGTCCATACTCAACCATGTTCTGCACCATATACACCTCGGTCAGTGCTCCTGCATGGAATCCACTGAAGCCAAGCTCCAACTTCTTCATGCTCGATGCAGTTGTATCGAAGAACTTCCAGAAAGGAGTTGACTGATAGGTATCGAATACAACTCCGAATCTATCTCCTGCACTTGCCTCCGAGTAGAGCACCTTATCCTTGCCAGTGATTGGGTTCTTCACTTTCATCTGCTTAGGCGATACATTATATACCCATACAGGACCCACACCCGGAATCTCGAAGTATTTGTATTGCTCCAAGTTGAAAGGTGCAACCGAAGAAAGCAGTGGGTCGGAAGAAATTATCTCTCCGTCCTCGTTGCGCTCTATTACGTTCAGTCCGCTCACCTCTTGGAGCATCGTCTTGTTAGCCCAAGCCTCGATGTTGCTTCTGCTGTAGTAAGCCATCATCTTAGTGATGTCCGTGGTCTTAGGCACAAGTCCTACCTCCAAGCCTTCCATGATGGTGTTAATCTGGCGTGGCTTCTCGTTCGGGCTTTTGGTTCGCTGTCTGTTCTCCACATACATGGCATAGGCATTCTTATCAGACTTCTCCTTATCCCAAAGGTGATTTACATAGTCCACGGTGAAACCAGTGTCTGCCTTCAAGGTGTTGTTGTCCTTCAACCAGTCGAAGGTATAGTTATACCAGTCTCTGATGGAATCCAACACACTCTTCATCGGCTCGCTCAGGTTCTTGTAGTCCACACCGTAAGGAGTGATACGCTTCAAGATGATAGGCAAAACATTCTTATTCAAGATGTCCGTACCATCGATAGGCACAAATCCAGGTTCTTTCTCATGGTTGCCATTGATGATGTCAGCCATCTTGCTAGCCACCTCGGATGCGCCCTTCATATCATCGAAGACTTCTACCTCTTTTCCATCCTTCAGCTCCGTGTGCTTTTTGGCAGTCACCTCGGCAAGTTGTGGGCGAAGCTCCTGAATAGCCTCAACATCGTTAGGAGTGATATGGATATGTCCCTCACCAAACACACCAGTGGAGTTCAGCTTGTAGGCGATTTCTCTGATGCGTCTAGGTGCCTCTATTATATAAGGTATAGCCTCAGCTAGCTTTTCAGCCTTGTTTGGCTTGCCTTGGTAGTCGGAAAGCAACTTGTCGAAAGCACCGCTCTCAGCCATTTTCTCGATGCTGTTTTTCACATCATTGATATAGATGGCATCGTCTGCGCTTGCCTCCTCCATGTTCTTTCTACGATGGATAACCGCATGTTTCACTGTTCTAGCAGCTCCCTCCTTGCTCACATCGGTACTAGTTACCTCTGCCAAGTCCTGCATCACTCGCTGCTCCAAGGCATCAGCCTCCGGATTGGTCTCGGCTGGGTATATCTTCCCTTCATACAAGTCAAGGTCGGCATTGTTCTGCTCGTTCAGTTCGTGTCTAGTCAGCCAGTCCTCGTACTTCTGCCTAGCCTCATCCTGCTTCTGCTTCTCAAACGAGAACATATCAGGCATCGGGTTTTCCTTGTCTGCCATGGCATCGTTCCACTTCTCCCATTCCTTGTAACGAGGGAAAAACTCCTCATCCGTCTCGCCTTCCTTGCGTTCCGGCTTAATCGGCATTTCGTCACCCTGCAGATGATGGCTTTCACGCCATTCCTTGTTAAGACGTTCCCATTCCTTCTTGCCCTCAACATCCTTGTCGAAGTCATAGAACATTGGTGGCTCGGGGTCTTCTGTGTCCTCTCGGGCAATCTTCCACTTTTCCCACTCTCTTTTACGTTTAATATATGCGATTTCGCCCTCGCCCTTCTTTCGATGTGGCTTGCCCTTACCTGCACCATCAGATAGCGCATCCTTGATTTCGGCATTGCTAGCCTGTGTCATCATAGCCTCCTGCTGTGTCTTCGGCATATTGTCCCAAACGTGAAGAGCCTTACCAGCCTTCATCAGGTAATATCTCAAATCCTTATCATTGAGCAAACCAGGAACACGGATGCCCAATTTCTTAAGCATCTTGATGAGATAATGCTTTATCTTAGTCCAAAGAGAAAAGTCCTCCGCTGTAGTCGGACCCTCCTCGGCAAGATGGGCGATATACTCCTGCGTGCCGATATTGATGCGGTCAGGATTGTTCCAACCTGGATCATACTGATAAGCGAAGTCGAGAATCTTGCCCCTCGTCTTCTTATCTACAGACTTATATACGAAGTCCGCAAACTTTCTCACGCCCTGCTCACCACCAAGCAGCACTTCCATACCCTCATGTCCTATCTTCTCATGGAAGACGGTTCTCTGAGCCTCATCGGCATCAGCACAGTTAGGAAGGTACACATGCACTGTATGAGTGCTAGGGTCATACCAACCTCTTGCACCTTGCTCCACAGCTTCTTTGTACTCATCAGGCACTTCCGAAGCATTGGTGTAAGATGTAACCTCAGCACCACCCAATACGTTAGCAACGTTCTTCACCTTATCGGCAGAATTTTTCATCTCCTGCGATTCAAAGGTGCGGATGGATGGCATCGACAATCGCAAAGGATTCTTGTGGTTCGGTATATAGGTATGCTGAATCATGGTGTCGAAGAAGTGCAAATCTCCGTTCTCATCCTTGATTACATTCCTTGGTTCGGCATCCCACAAGTCAAACTCGCCATTCGTCCAGCCCAAATCTACCTCATCAGCACTAATCTGAATCATATCCAGCTTAAATCCATGGTCGGTCAGATACTGAGTGATTTCCTCTCTTGTTGGAGTTGTACCCTTCAAGTATGGTTGTTCCATTACAATACAAGGGTCTCCCTTTTGATTGTAGGCGAAACCAAGAGGAGTATATTTGTCCTCTGGCATAAACTGGTTATGGGCATTGATGCGGTCTATGAACTCATTAATGCGGAATAAGCTATCAGTCATGGTGAAATCATTGAGTTTGATAACTTTAGTATCATCATATTTGGCATGATACACAAAGTTCTCCTCACCATGACCAATAGAATCACCCACTATTTTTTTGAGTTCTTCGTCTGGGATGAACGAAAGATTTTTCTTAGCTGCTCGAATGACATACCCAAGTACGGGTCCTCTATCCCAAGTGCCTTGTTGTTTCTCAGCTGTTGCTGTTTGATTTCTTCGAAAGTTATCGGCTGCTGCGCCCAACGTTTCATTAACTCTTCTTTGCGCCTGTGCTCGGCTTCCAATTCTTCTGGTGATAACATCTTTATTTGGATTTTTGTTCATACTATCACCATTTTCATCAGCAACATCTGTGCCATTGTCACCAAGAGAGAACTTCAAGATGCTTCGATACCCCTTTTCTCTATGATTCTTACCATACACCTTGGAATAATGCACACCATCATTCTCACCTCCTACGATTCTGCCTCTGTTATCGGTCTCAACAAACGGCACACCTCGCTTCTCCAACTCTTTTCTCAGACTTGGAGTAACCACATTCGAAGGCATAGTGATATTCTTGCCCTTGAACATATCATTAACAATAACATCAGCCACCTCGCTATCAGGCACAATACGCACAGGCTTATCCCAACGAGAAAGCACCACTTTGCGTTTGCCTGTCAGCTGTCCTTGGATGATACCAGCCTTCCACTCTACTTCACCCACGGCATCCTTGGCTTTATCAGCCTTGTAGCCACTGGTTAACTCGCTCTTTGGCACCTCAACCTCTACGGTTACGATGTTAGGGCGATTCTGAGCCTCGCTAAACTGGTCATTCAGTGGAGTGCGAGAAGTATGAAGGTAAGGATTGTAAGCAGCCTTAAGCGATTTACCATTACCCTTGTTTAGGGTAAACATACCCTTATCATCAGCAAGTTCTGGTCGCTCATCTGCCTGTTCCCACTTACCGAGTTCGATAGGTTCCACAAACTTGCCCTTCACCTTTGCAGCCATCGGTGGATAGAGTTTTCCATCATCACCTACCTGCATGGCACGATAAACCTTCACCGTGTCTTCCTTATCCAGCTTCTTGATGGTCTCTGGGTCTTTCACGATGCTATAGCTAGCATCGCTCCCATTCATCACGATTTGCTCATCACGGTTCACATCCTCAGTTTCAGATGCCAATGAATTTCTGCGCTCCTCGTCCGTCATACCCAAACGCTTCTCCACGTTACGAGCCTCAACCTCACCTGCCAACTTTCTATATTCTTGGTAAGAATCAAAGTCTGTACGTTGGAACCTATCCAAACGGAAACGCTTAATGGCATCATCCATACTTCTGTCTGCATAGCCACGTGCGAAGTAGTTGAATCCCTTAATTCGGGTTTCCTTGTCAGGAATGAACTCAGGCATATCCATGTCCTTATATTCCTGAATAAGGGCTTTCTCTACAGCAGATTGGTTATACTCACCACCCATTTCCTTGGCTTTCTCTTCCAATTCAAAGGCATAGGAACGTGCCTTCCATTCAACCTTAGCAGCATTGAAATCCCTCTCCACCTGCTCGGGTGTGCCACCATGCGCAAACCCCTCTTCACGCTGAATTACGTGCTGAATTTCATGATTCAGAATGCTATTCAGATACTTTAATTCATCCGCATGAATGGTAATAGTCTTTGTTTGTGGATTGTATTCCCCATTTGAAGGCATGTCATTCATTACTGCATCAGTATGGATTTTAATATTTTTCAACTGAGGATAAGCCTCAAAAAGCTTTGGTGCATCCACAGCATCTTCCAACTTACCATCAGTCCATAGCATATCCTCTTCGAAACGTTTAACGATATTTCCACCACCTACATCGATGGTGTCCTTTATCTTGGCATCAGGCATTTCGTATCTCCACTTGCCATCCACGCCTTTCTCCCAACCTGTAGCCATCTTGATAACCTTGGCATCCTTCTTCTCCTCTTCCATCTGCTTAGCCACATCCAGGTTATCCATGCGGATAGTTTGCTCATCAGCCTTATCAGCCTCAGCAGCTCCCTTCTCTCCAGCAAACATGAAGCGAATATCGCTCTTGCGAGAATTGAAGCGCTTAGAAGGAGGAATAACGTCACCCTCATCATCATAGGTAACAAGGTCGTTCAACTTTCTATTATTCTTGGCATTCTTGTATTTATACTCCTTGCCATCATCAAAGCCAAACTCGTTTGCGTCATTACCATCCCACCACAGTTGAGTAGCTGGAACTTCGTCTTCAATGATACGATATTTGCCTTCCAGTCGGTTCGTTCCGTGCATTTCGGCATATTTCTTAGAAGGAGTAACCCAGTCACCATTACGCAACTTTCCTTCCTTCACAGAAGTTGGAACTGCACGATAAACCTTTACCTTAACATCCTTCTCGCCATTCTTAATGGCATCAATAGCCGTATTGATGGCTTTCACAGATTCCAATCCATGAGGAGTGTTCTGCGAATAACGCTCAGGGTGAGAGAAGTAATCATCCGGCTGAGGAGTGTACCCCAAAGCCATATCCTCCAGGTTTACATCTGAGCCACTGGATTCCCAATCGTCACGTCTCGCCTTGTCGCTTTCATATCCAGGGTTTCCCGGTGCAGCCCATGCACCTACGCCCTGATATGCGCTTTCGGTATCGTCATATCCCTTGCGTCTGGCAGCCTCATCAAGCATTTCCCTGGCTGTAGCATCATCACCCTTAGAAAGAGCATCCATATACTGCTTGTCAAGTTTATCTTCAGGAATCAAAGAAAGTTCCTCCAAGTGCTTTTTGCGCTTGGCTTCCTCTTCCTCTGCTCTCTTTCTAGCAGCTTCCATAGCATTACGCTCTGCTTCAACCTGCTTTCTTCGTTCCTCAATCATTGCATCAAGGTCACCAAAATTCACCTTCAAGGCTTCATTTATAGGTTTGGTGTACTTAACAACATCCTTAAATGAGAAAATGTTACCTTCATTTACCTGCATCAAGTGACGCTTAATATTGGCTCTGGCACGTGCAGCCTCAGCAGTAGAACCCTTCTTAACAGCATTGGCATACATTGCCACATCTGCCTCATCTACCCCAAATTGCTGAGATACAGCCTTAATTTTATCCTCCACAGATAAATTTCCACCATTTTCCTTGGTGATTTCAAAGGAATTGCGTATCTTTGCATCGCTATGAGGATTCAGGACGCTATCCTTTCCGCTTGGGTTATTTGCGGATGGAGTTAATGCCGAACCTTGATTCTCGCCCAAGGAATTAGAATCGCCTCTGAAACGATTCCATAGCACTTTTGATTCTGTCAATTCTTTCACAACTTTCGAAGGCTCTATTTGGTGTGCGCTAATTGCAACCTCATCTTCGCCCTGTTTCACTGTGATAGACTCATAGTTAAGAATCTTTGTTCCATCAGCCTTCTTGAAAGATTTAATAAACAAATACTTTGTTTGGCGTTCTGCGCCTTCTTTAGGTGCAGACTTCTCCAAGATAACATCAGGACGTTCCAAGGTAGGTTTCAACAAACCAAATCGTTTGATTCGGTCTTCTCTTCCAGCCTTCTTATATTGATTCTCACCCAGTTTGATACTGCCAATAGGAGTAGAGACACGCCCATCTTTGCCAAATTCTTTCAGCCAATTCTCCTCCGTATGCTCCAAGACTCTCTCTTGTTCCGCATTATCTTCCATTTGCTGGCGCAAGGAAATGGCATCGTCTTTGGTAAGGCGAGATTTCACATTACGTGGGTCCACTCCTTGCGCCAAATCTCTCAGCACAAGGTTACGAATATCCTCCAAGGTCATTTTCTTGATGTCCTCAGGCTTCCACTTCGTAAATGTATCAAGAGTCCAATACCAGAACTTCTTCAACCAATCCTTCAATCGGTTGATGATAGTAAGCTCTTTAGCAGTATCTAACGGATTCTCCTTAATGGCATCATTTGCCATCTGCTCCAGGATGGCAGCACCGTCCTCGCCAGTCAAACGAGCAAAAGCCTCATCGCAAATCTGCTCATCGCTCAGATGCTTGTAGTTAGGGTCCTCCTTCAAGTCGGCAAATAGCTGGGTCTGCATGATGAGTTTATCACCATGCTCAATAAGCTCCGGATTCATGTTCTTGGCAGCAGTGCGCCACAAATGCTGATACTCATGGATAGGAGTATTAGGATTCAGATGCTCCTGATTCAGTACAATCTCCTTGCCATCGGTATAGCCATACACCGTGCCCTTTCCCTTCGCAAACTTGTTATGGTCAACAATCTGCATATTCTCTGGCTTAAAGATAACATAGTTAGTGTCACCTTCCTCTGCACCACCAAAATTACGACCAGCCTTGTACTTGATGCCAGTGTAGCCTAAAGAAGAGAGGAATTTACTTGCAGCCTTATCGTCTTTATAGGTTGCATCATCGCTCTTCATCCTTATAGACAAAGAATCGTACAAATCTTTCCCATCAAGGAACTTGTATCTCTTATCCAACTCTGGGTCAATAGGACGCTTACCTAGTTGCTCCAACTGTTTGTTTATTTTGTTCAGCAATCTTGCTCCAACCTTGGCATCCCAATTCAAGTAGTTCTTGCCATTATCATCAGGGATATTCACCTCATAGAGAGAAGTCTTAGGAGTTTCAACCGACAAATCTAAGTCAAGCAGTTTCTGCATTACATCAATCTGCTTTTTATAGAAATCATTGTTATCTTCCTTGTATATCTCTTGATTTTCTTTTATGGAGTTCTTTAGCTTTTGTTTAGCCTTATCTACCCCCATTCTATCAACATTCATAAGGAAGTTGTCTGCCTTAGAAACTCCATCCATGCCAACAATATCACTAAGAGTTGCCGACATGTGCCGCCAATCCAGCTTTTCCCCATTATAGACAAAATACTTATCTTTTCTACCGCTCTCAGCATAGTATTTTCCTATTTCAGGAGAAGAGGTTACATATCCTCCCCATCCAAAGCTCTGTGTACCTTCCCCCTCTCCCATGTGGCCAAAGTCAAACTCCGTGAAGTCAGCACCGCTACCATGATAAGTACGCAAGAATCTCACTCCAGGCTGTACGATAGCCTTCAACTGTCTGTCCAAATCCTTATATTTCGCAAACAAGGAATCAAGCTTATCTTGATATTTTTCAAAGGATTTATTCCTGCAATCATTCCAAACATCATCAGGAATATCGTTTTCAGAAGCCAGTCCATGCTCATCCATGTACTCCTTCATCAACTGATTTTGATACTTCACACGTTCCTGCCCGGTTGAATTATAAGCATCCTCAGTCTCCTTAATCTGCTTTTTCAACTCATTCTTCTTACTGGTCTGTTCATCAATCTTATAAGGGTCAAACTCCGAAGGGAAAGAGCCAGTAAGCCCTGCTACATTGTCCTCAAAGCTCTTGTCGAGATTGAACACCTTGTAGTTTCCCCACATCAGCCTATTCAGGTAGGTACGTTCCTTTCTTGCCAGCTCCTGCTTCTGGTAGTACTCAGGCATCTTATTCGGATTGCTCATATCCACCACGGCATACTGCGCCCATTTGTTTGGTCGCAACTCCTTGGCAAAGTTATAAGCATTCTCGGCAGCCTGCTTCTCCTCCGGAGTCTTGATTTTAAATCTCATCTCAGGATGATTCAGCAACATGGCAAGATTCAGATTATCCTGAGCCTCAGCCACCTTCTCCATCTCCTCGTTGCTTATCACCTTCACAGGTATTCCAGCCTTCTTAAGCATAGCAGAAACGGCATCAAAAGCCACCTTCTGCGCCTCCGTCATTTCAGATGGCTTCACCTCCTTTACATCGCGGTCAAACTTCGTCTGTTCCTTCTGTACAATGGCATAGTCAGCAAATGGCTTAGTCTTGCGGTCAGAAGCCTCTAACCACTTATCGAAGGTAGCCTTAGGCACAGCAGTAACCTTACCAAGTCCCTTCCAGTCCTTGGAATAGTTGGCAAGATAAGCCTCTGTAGCAGCCTCCTCAGAAGGATAGCCAAACATCACCTTATGCTCGCCAAACTCACCAGTCTCTGGGTTCACCTGGTCAACAACATAAACGTTACCATCAAAAGAATCAAGGTCAGCAGCATCATTGATGAACATATCGATATGGTCACCATCCACGCCAATCTTGCCCAAAATATAGCCATAAGTGTCGTGCATGGTCACGCTCCAAGGCTTGCCCTGCTCGTCCTTACCGCTACGTGTTGTACCCTTCGGTGTCTCTACAGTAAAGTCATAGCCACCGAAGGACAAATGTCCCTTCTTATAGTTACCTGCCTTCTTCTGAGCCTCAGAAGGGTTAGGCTCAGTCTCGGCAATGGCATTCTTTAAACGTTCTCCGAAGGATGCTTCTTGCGGTAGATGTGGAGTTCTATCAGCTGAGCCTTCGCCAGATGCCAAGCTGCTAATCTCTTGTCTCCCTTCGCCTGTGCTATTATGTAACGCTCCAGTCTCGGTCTCAGCAGATGCTTCTCTGCTACCACCTTCTTGGCGATTGCGATTTCCTTCATCAACTCCTCTCCGTGAAGAGTCGCTACCCAGGCTACTGCCTCCTCCATATCCTTCTTCATTGCTTCTGTCATCATAATCTGCTAATTCTGGTAAAATTGATTTGACATATTGTTTGTACTCTCGTTCACGATTCTCAATCTCCATCATGCGGTCATATTCCATACCAGCAATATGGTTAAGTTCGTTTTCTGACGGCAAAGGTACAGAATTATCTTCAAGATAAGCATAATAATCTGGATTTTCTGCCTGTCTTTCGATAATTTCACGCTCTTTCTGTGCCTCATAATACTCTTCCTCGCTTGAAAGTTCCTCCTCTGCTGCAGCAATTCGGTTCATAAGTGCCACATTACGCATTTCCTTCACATTGTCGTAGGTCTTGAACATATCCAGCAAGGTGTTTCTCACATCTTGGTCAGAATATCCCATATCCTGCAAGTTGATAGGAAGGTCATTGTACACTCTCACGGCAAAATCGTTAACAGACATACCAGTGCCTTTCTTGGCAATAAGATAATTGAACTTATTAGAATCATATCCCTTGCCAATACCAACCTTGAAATTACTCTTGCCCAACTCATATTGAAGAGATTCCGGATTCAAGCTATGAGGGTGCAAAGCTTGCGACACAGCCTCCTCCACTGTCTGAGGCGTTAAGTCCATAACATCTATAGAGGCATCCTTGTAAATCTCTTTGATTGCTCCAAGGTCATTCTTCTTGAAGGCATCAGCCACAAGAACCTTGCGCTGCTCAGAAGGAGTCAATTCTTCCATCGCCTTGGCTCTCTCCTCCTTATTCTCTGCACTATATAGAGTATTGAGCAACTTATCCTGTGCCTTCAAATCCTTTGCCGATGCAGATAGATTAGCCTGTCTAGCCTCCAACTGAGCCATGGTAGTGTTCAATTCCTTCAACTGGTCAGCCGAATAATCAATGTCACCATTCATATATTGTTCCAGGGCTTCATTGATATTATCTATCTGTGGCTGCACCTCATCGTTCTGAATATGATAGATGCGCTTGCGCTCAGAGGCAATATAATTGCTAGCCTCATCCATGGTAGGATATTGCTTCTTCAATTCTTTATTGTCAAGCACAGCCACCTCACGCTCATCCGAAGGACTGCCAACACTATCATCTACACCAGCATTTTCGATTTCAGCCTTGCGCTCATTCTTCAAGGTTCTAGCCTCCTCTGGAGTCATAACCTCCTTGCGGATAGCATTCCAGTTCTTATAACGAGTTTCAAGGTCGGCAATCTGCTCGTTGACAAGAGCCAAGTCGTTCTCCACCTTCTGAGCCTTCTCTGGGTCCAAGTCGGCATTGAGAGATAGCCACTCCTCGTATTCAGATGCAGCCTTTCTCTTGTTATCCAACTGTTCCTTGATGTCAGAACGGCTACCACTGATAAGATTCATCAGTTTACCATGGTCATTGCCAAATTGCTCCTGTAGATACTCAGCTGCCACCTTTGGCTCTGTGTCCTTAGAGGAATAATCAGGCTGTCCCATGCCCAAGCCTACGATACCCTTCTTATATCGCTCCTGCTTGTCAGCCTCAGCCTTGGCTGCATCATCGTTGGCACGCTGTGCGTCCTCGGCATCCAGCTCTGCACCAACAGAGGCATCGAGTGCGTTCTTTCTCCAAGCATTAAACTCGTCCTTGGTCAGAGCGATATTATCCTTGCCGTCAGAAAGCACAATCTTGCCATCCTCGCTATATCCGGCAAAGGTCATTTGCATAGGTTCTTCACCTGCTTCCATGGCAACCTCCACGGTGTCGCTAGGCTTCAACCCACTGCCATCATACTGGGCAAAGAACTGCTGCTGTCTCACATTTTTCTGCTCAGTAACTTTCTGGTCGATGAAATCATCAAGGGAAATAGGCGTACCCACTTCCTTGATGTCGGCACTAGATACCTGCTTAATCGTAGGCTGTCCCTGCTCATCAGGCACTACCACGAAACCACCACCATATTCATTGGCTTTCTTCAAGAATACCTGCTGACCAGTAGTAAGGGTAGCTGGCACGATGTTTCCGTCTTCCGTCTGATAAGGCCAAAGCTGCTGCTTCAAAGCCTCCCCATAGCCATCATCAGCATGTTGCAGAGCATCATAAACACCCTTCTTGGCATCCTGAGCCTCCACATATTTACGAACAGCATCCTGCTGCGCTGTAGTCATAGAGTTGGCACGCTGAGCCACAAACTGCTCCATGTCCTTGCCTTCCTCGTATGCCTTCACCACCACATCCATCATAGCCTCATCATCAGCAAAAGCACGCTTCAATCGAGCTTTCGACACATCATCGTTATGGTCAATCGCTTTCAAGCCCTCAGCATCCCCATTCTGGTAGGCATTCTGTCCCATCACATAGGCATCAGACTTGCTTTCATTGGATGCAGTAGTGGCATCAGAAGGACTTGAACCGTTCTCCACCGAAGGTGTACCCTCCGCATTTGTAGGCGTTTCACCCCCAACAGGAGGCGTTGGCGGTTCAGTAGGTGGAACATCAGAAGAAACAGAAGCATCTACAGGCTTTTCCGCTGTAGCCTCAGCATTCTGAGCCGAAGCACCACCTTCCTGTGTGGCACCAGGCAGTTCACGCTGTCCCTCTATCAAGGTTTGGCTCATCTGCTCCTTGGCATCGTTCATTTCACGTTTCAGCACGATGTCGTTATAGAGCTGCTTCTGGTATTCCTCCACAAGTTTCTGTTGTTCGGCAGTGCGAGACTTGCCATCACCCTCTAGAGCCTTGCGAAGCGTACCATGCTCCACACCCTGCGAATCCTCGAAGGTGCGAACATACTCCTTCATAATAGGGCTATTCTCGAAAGCACTATCATAGAAGTGACGATAACTGTTCACCATCTGCTGCTCCTGCTCGGTTAGTTCCATTCCGCTCTGCTGCTTCTGGATGATGTCCTTGATGGCAGCAGCATTCTGATGAAGATAGATTGCAGCCTTATCCTCATCACTCAGTTGTTCACCTGCGGCATACTTATCCCTAGCTTGCTCATAAACAGTGTTCAGTCTGTCCTGCAAGGCATCGGTATGGTAAGCCTTTTCATACTCAGAAGTGATATTCAGCGACTTCTCGAAGTCTAGCTTCTTGTCTGCCTTCTGAGCCTCATCAAGCGAAGAATACTCCTTGCGGTCGATGATGCCACCATCCTTATTCAAGGTTTCGAGATATACCTTGCCATCATTATCCATTGGCTGCACGATGATAGAATCAATGACTGGCGAGAAGGAAGAAGGACGTTTTCCTTCCACCACAGCCATCATCTTTGCCTTCAATACCTCTGGCACACTCTTATCGTTCATCAGGTTCATGTACTTATCGGTAAGCTGCCCCATCATCTGCACACCGTCACCCTCTGCACGAAAGCCATTGATGCCCAACTTCTCGAAGGCATCACGCAAATCATCATAGCCGAATCTCTTCAACTCGGCAATATCTTGGTCGTTGAAGTCAAACTTGCGGTTAAACTCCTTGGCATCCTTGAATCGGGCATACTTGCCCACCATACCAGGCAAACCGATGGAAGTAAGGTTAGCCATGCTCTCCAAGAAGCTCTCAGCGGCATCTTTGCCTGTAGGTTTGAAAGATGGGTCCTGTGCCATACGCTCCAACATCTGCTGACCTGTCATAATGCTAGAGTCCACCACCTTGCCACCTACATCTGCAAGGATATTGGTAGCCAAACCTCTGCCCTTGCCTACCATGTTGGCAATAGTACCACCTTGCATAATGGCACCTACGGCACTCTGCTTAACCACCTCGCCCAAAGTATTGGCAAGAATCTTGCCCACGGAAGGATTGTAAACCTTGCCATTCTCATCAAACTGACCTGTACGATAGATTTCATCGATAGGCTTGGAGATAGCCGATTGTCCACCGAAGGTTACTGCACCATGAGCTGCACCAGTCTTCAACGCCATTCCCTTACTCTTACCAATGAGAACCTTGGCTGCACGCTCTGCCATCTTGGCTTCCATACCCTTAGCCATCAAGTCGCTAGCCAGTCTGCCCTCAGCCTTGGCAAGCATACTCTTGGTTACCTTGCCACCTGCGGCACCAGGAAGCCAATAACTCCAAGCATCACCTGCGAAGGTCAACGCTCCACTGCCTACACGCTCCCAGAAGCCCGGCTGATACTGTTGATTGGCAATATTCTCCAGCCAGTTCTGATAGTCGGTCTGAACCAACTTTCGTGTTATCTTGCCCACTATGGTATTACCCAAGCCTGTATTCATGATATACTCTGCACTACCCTTTGGTATCATATTCTTCACCTCCAACTGATTGAGCTGAGCCTTCAACACTTCATCAATCATCGGCTTAAATTGCTTAGGATTTCCGCTCAGAGTTCCATTCATGCCATATCGCTGCATCACCTTGAAGGCTGCGTTGCTCATATCGTTCAGGAACTGAGGATTCTTGTAAAGACCATTAAACTTCTTCTGCAATGTGTTGAGAGTCTTCTGAGGGTCTTTGGCTTGATTAGCCTCATACTGAGATGCAATGGCAGTACCAAGGCGAAGACTGGCAGGAATGTTCTGACTTCCTTCCATACCTTCATTAAAAGCCTTGCTTCCTGCCTCCTGTGCCTTGTTATACTCATCCACCACAGAAGGGTTTACATACTTGCTGACAACATCAGAAAGTGCCTCATTAATGTCTTGGTTCATCAGTCTGTCCTGCACATGCTCATCATGAGAATAAAGGCGTGTGGCGATGCCTTCAGCGATGTTTCGATAGTTCTGACCATACTTCTGCACAAGGCTCTCAACCATGGCTGGCTTCAAGTAGTGAGCCACATAATCATCATAGCTTACACCCATAGCCGAAGCCTCCTGCTTCAACTTATCTTGCACATCATGGCTATACCATTGAGCCTCGATATTCTTTTCGGCATCCTGTACAGTATCATCTGCCAAAGAAGAAACAACCTTGTTGGTCACTTCAAGAGCCGAACGATTAGCATATCTGTTCAGAGCGTTCTGTGTGGCTTGTGTAGCCTCTTCAGGATTCATACCCTCGGCTTCAAGGTCTGCAACGAAGTTTTGGAAATAGTTGCCTTCCTTATCTGGTCGTTTCTTCCAATCCTCCAAATAATTAGCAAACTTTGCATCCATCAAAGTATTGTCGTTCACTACGCTAGGGATAGAAGGAGCTGGCTCCTGCCGTTGGGTAGCAGTCACCTGTTCTGTCTGCTGTACCTGCTGATTATTGTCTTGTGGTTGCTGCAATGGCTGCACTTGCTGCTCATTACCCCCAAGAAGCATACTGGTAATCATGCCACCCATTTTCTGCTCCCTACCTATATTACCTGCATCCACCTTCGGCATCATGCCGAGTGCTTGCGAAATCAAGCTAGGTTTCTTCAACTCGCCTCGCTGATACTCATCATTCAGCTGAGCCAAGTCCTTGAAGTTGCCTGGCTTGTTGTCAGGAGAATTGAAAGCATCAATCACCTCTTGTGGATATTGAGTCTGTTCAGTTCCCTGAGAAGGTGAAGAAGGAGAAGGCTTCTTGCCTACCTCATTGATAGGGGTAGCGTTTCCACTGGTATCATACCAAATGTAACCTTGCTTACGATATTCTCCCACATCCTCGATAGGCACATCCACCTTCTGCTTCTTATCATCAAACATGGTAATATAGCCACCCTCGAAGTCCTTGGCGAAGTTATCCATGCCTCGCTGCTGAACAACCTCGTCTGGGATGTCATACTCGTTGTTGTCCTTATCCCATACATGATAAGTCAACTTAGATTTGTTGTCTTTGTCTGCCATATATTATGTTATTTTCTTATATACTTTGAATAATCTACCTTTGTGCTCGAAGTTCCCTTGGCTGGTTTTCCACCATAAGGGCGAACGGTTCGTTTCTTTCCCTCCTTAGCCATCTTAGCCCTAGCGTAAGCGGATGCCTGTTGTCGGTTATACTTGTTTGCCCAAGTTCCACCTCTTCCATCAGTATTGCCACCGATATTCATACCATTGTGTGTAGCCCATTCATTCACATGCTTCTTGAAAACAGGGTCGTTCACATAGTTGGTATTGAAATCGTCCGCTTCCTTATCGGCTTGGTTGCCACGGTTTGCCTTCTCGGTCTCAGCCCCAATCTTGACAACTTGGGCTTTCTTCACAGCCACACCTGCTGCATGGTCAGCTGCTCCTGCATTGGCATTATTTGCTTGGGCGGTAAGCAAGTTACTCTTCTTTCCTCTCAGTTCGTCTTCCGTCTTGGTCTTGGCGGTAGAAAGACCAGCTGCTGCATTAGAAGCTGCTTGTCTTGCCTGTTCGGTCTTCACCTTTTCAGGTGTCAAAGCATCCTCCTGTGCCTTCTGCGAACCACGATAAGCAGCAAGGGCATCATTAGCCTTGGCTGCTGCCTCTGCTTGCATCTGAGCTTGCTTATTGGCTCTATCTTTCCAAATATTCGCCATCATCTGGTCATAGCCTTTCTGTCGAAGGGCATCAGTGCCTTCCCTTAGCTTGCGTTGGCGTTCTGTCAATGCCTGGGCTGATTCCACCTTCTGCTCAGGAGCACCGATAGCTGTGCCGAAGAAGTTGCCGATATGCTGGAAAAGGTTGCCTAACTGTTCCCACTTTGCTTGTCTCTCGGCTTTCTTCTGCAAAACAGCATTGGCTGCTACCGTCCTATCCACATCACCAAGAGATTGAAGCCAAGGCATAAAAGAAGCCCAATCGCCATTGCCATTCTTCTCGAAGTCCCTCATGATGTCATAAGGTTTCATCTGCTGCAAGAGAGGGTTCTGCTCTATATCGGCATAAGGTTTGCTCCAATCAATAGAAATGCCTTGATTTGGAGTAACCTTGGTTACATCATCAGTTGGCTGTTGTGTGAAGGATGGTTGATTACCTTCTACCAATCCATTTGTATCTATTGGAGCTGTCGTAGTTGTTGATGTAGCTTGCGCTGCCATACTATCCCCACCAGATGGTGTTGGTGTCTGCACAGTGAAAGAAACTGGCTCTGATGGTGCTGACTGCCCATCATCATTGGATGGAAAATCGGTTACAGGTGTCACAGCCGTAGCTGGACGCTTTGGAGTTAAATCGTCACTCATAAATCCCATATCTACCTCCTTTCCTTACCACGGCAAACTACTTGCAGCACTAGCCAAGCCACTAGCTGCACCTTGAATAGCTTGCGCCTGAGCCAAACCCTTTTCCTTCTTGGCGGTAGCAATGTAGTTGGTCATTTGGTCTATCTGAGAATCTGCGGTGTTCCAAACATTCTCTTTCTGCTGGGCACCTTGCACAGCTGCTTGTTGCATCATGTTTCCCACTTGCTCATTGGCTGCTTGCTTACTCAGAGCCACAGCTTCATCACTACCACCACTCACGATGTTGGTATTCTTGGCTTTCTGCGTGGCATTATCCAGCACCTTCTGGGCGTTGGTCACTGCCACCTGGTTCTCGGCTGTCTGTGTCGGGTCCTGATAATAAAGATTATCACGGTGGTCCTTCACCTGCTGCATACGATTCTCAAAGGTCTTGATGTATTCATTGTATGCAGCATTTTGTTTTTTGGCTGCTAGAGCACCACCTACAGCTGAGGTAACGCCACCAGCAATACTTCCTATAAGTCCCATAAAATTCGAATTTAATGTTTAAACAGTGCTAAAGTAATGCGTTTTTCTCGCCTATCTGTGATAAGTTGCGCAACTTGAACAACAAGTTTCGTTATTTTTCACTATATTTGCACCCGAAAACTATCAGTAAACAATAAAATTCTATAGAATATGGCAACAAAGAAAGATAATAGCAATGAGCCGAAACCAAAGCGAAAGAAGACAGGTGGACGCAAGGCTGGCACGGCAAACAAGATAACGAAAACGGTACGTGAAAGCCTCAGCGATGCCATCACTGGCTATTTTAACGGCATCAATGAAAAAGGCTACTCTCTCGCCAATGACCTCATGCAGATAGAAGAACCTGCTGGACGCTTGGCTATAGTAGCAAAGTTCCTCCCATACGTTGCTCCAAAGCTTCAATCCATATCATTCAACAATGATGAGCATCGAAGCCTGTCCGTGGAAGAGTCCTTCATGGAGTTGGAAGAGAAATTTGAGAAACAGGAGACCAACATCAACATCAAGAATCTCAAAATTGTCAATAATGGCTAAATACGAAAAAAGGGTAGCCCTCTCTAAAATTTCTACTACTTTAGAGAAGACTACCCTATGGTATGAAATTGACTGAATCCGTCAGATATTAAGCTTTATTGGCACAATTTTAAGATATATTAGCTACTTTTTGCCCCTCATGCGTTCAAAATACTTGGTTTGGTCTTTGGTGATGTTCTTCACCTTTATCTGTATGGTGCAAGTGCTAGGTACGTTGTCGTTTATGTTGGCCATCAGTTGGTCAATAATCTCATCCGTGTTCTTGTAGCCCTTGCCATCTAAATGAGCCACCACCTCGCCCATGAAGTAGGCATCGGCACAGAGTTCAAATGTTTCCTCCACCTTTTCAAAAACAGGCGCATGATACTCCTGTATTCGTCTGCTTGGGTCATTGGTAAAGAAAATCTTCTCCACCACCTTCTCGTTCAGTTCCCAAGCTCTGGAGAAGTCTGGCTTCACATAGCCCATGGTAATCTTATGAGTACTAACGTGATTCATTGCAAAGCCTATCTCTTCATAGTTGGCACCAATATCATTTTGCGCTATAGTTGCCCAAGTGTGGCGAAAAGTATAAGGAGTTATCTTCAATTCACTATCCTTCAATGTATTGACACAGAATTTCTTTAGAAAGATGCACAAATTACTATCCATCGACCTGCTACACCCATAGCTTTTATGGAAATTAAACAGATATGGGTCATCTTTATCTGCGAAATACTTCGTCATTGTAGGTAGGAGCATATCAGGAACTCTCATTTCTATATATGCTTCATCAGCTCTAGCCGATTGCGTCTTCTGGCGCTTGTAATGAAGAATACCATCATAATAATCAACCTTCTTCATTACATAAAGGTCAGCCACATTGATTCCGGCAAGACACAATACCATCTTGCACACATCCACTGCCAGGCATTCTGTCTTAGAAGAAGGAATCACAGAAAAAATCCTTCTGCAATCCTCCATCAGGATAGCACGCTTTTTGGGTACAACATGATTAGGAAACTCCACCTTAGTCCAAGGATTCACCTTTATTCTTACGATGTCGTTGTCATAATCATTATATTTAGCCACACCTGCCTTGAACATTTTCTTTAAGAACCTTGGATAGAAGGCTTTCTTTGACTTAGAATCCTTCATACTATCTATCCATCCTTGCACAAGTTTGGTGTTCAATTCGCTAAACATTACTTTCTCAGAACCACAATATCTTTCTATGCTATGCAATGTATTGTGATAATTGACAAGAGACTGAGGTCTCAATGTTTCTGACAATTCACCAATATATTCTCTAGCGAAGTCTGAGAAACACACATCAGCATCATTCTGCTCCAGATAGTCCCTAACCTGTTCAGCACTCCAAGAACGGATGTCAAGCTTATTCAGCTTGAACATCCATTCTTCAATAATTTGGTTCAGAGAATTAAGCACAAAAGAATCCTTAACATCATGAGAACCCTTCACGATGCCCTTCTGCCCCACCATCTTGCTCGTCTTGATATAAAGCGACCTACGATTATGAGTCATTCGAATGTACACTTGATAAAAGCCATCAGACCTCTGATGCTGAACAACAATTTTAAATGTAGCCATAGTAATTTTATTTTCAAAGCAATTTCAAAACAAACGCACTTGTTTGTCACGTTTAACGTGTCAAACGTTTCTAAAACACTATACTTCTGACTATCTAGAAACCAACGATTTACGCTATTTCATTAAATATCAAGCAATTATAAAAATATGCTTTCTAATTTCCAAACCAAATTCATTTTTACTTGATTTCCAGATATTTTTACGTTTCTTTCGAAACAATCTATAATTTAATCTATATTACCTAAAATAATTCTACTTATATACATTATACTCTATCAAAAGATGATGGCTTTCGCCACTACTATCTGTATAGAGCAATTCTATTGTTATCTCGTAACCATTCTCCCCTAAAGTCACATACATATAACTGCCGGGTAGAACATTTTCATAGCGCACAAAGCTACTCCATCTGTAATAGCTTCGGTCAGAAAGTTCTATCTTCTTCCCTAATTCGAAGTTATTTACTGTCATATCGAAGTTAGTCTCTGTCTTTTCTCTATTACCCTTTTCAAAGGCATAACAAGAGAAGAAGGCAATGCCATCCTTAACATTAAACTCAGCCCATTTGCCATATACATAGGAAACGCCATCGCTGGTGAAGTCATAGCTGTAACTAGCTTTATTCTGCCAATCTTCTGCTGGCAGATAATCGCTATCACCTAACTTTCCTTCATACTCAACATCCAGTTTATCCTTGCCATGACTACCGCTAGAATAGAGAAGATGAATGGCAACGCTTATACGGTCTCCCTTTCTTGAAAGAATATAATAGCTGCCAGGCTCTATTTTAGAGCTTCCACCCTCAAAGGAATAAGTCTGTCTGCCATCATTGAACGTTATGCCAGAATCATACTTATCGGTTGTCAAATCAACTTTCTCTCCATATATGTAGTTAACACAACTAAGATATAAACTCTTACCTGGATGCTCAGAGTTCTCCAAAGCCAAGTTTACCCCAAAGTACTTATCGTTTGATGGAGCAGGTCTAGCAGGATCCGTACACCATGAATAACAAACGTCATACCTAGTATCATTCCAGGAAACAACATTTGTTTCCTCATCTGCATCATTCAAGCTTTCCTTGCTGCATGAACAAAGAAGGCACACGATGAGCATTAACATCAATTTCAAACTATTCTCTTTCATTTTCATTCATATTTAATGATTATACGCACGCCTAAAACCTTCCTGAATAGCTTCAGCAATTTCAAACTTATAGCCTTTTCCCTTGGCGTTAATCTTCACCAGGTCATAGTGCCTATCAAATGGCAGATGATAAATCTTTTGACCTGTATTATGATTCACATTGCACTTGATGGCCGGAAACCTGTCCATGGGCAATCGTCTTACTTTAATGCCTAGCAAATTGACACATTTGATAGCTTCAGGAGACAAGTCACAAGTGACATAAAGCCATGGCTCTACTTCCACCCCTTTGATTTTATCTTCATTGTCCAACTTCCATTGAACAAAAGAGCCATATAATTGAAAAACTACATTTTCTCTTATCTGGCTATGTTCACTCCAATTTTTACATTGAACTATCAGAATCTTTCCTGTCTTTTGATGCGTTGCTATAATATCACGACCACCATCTTCCAGTTTTTTATTTAAGCCTTCCTGAATAATGTCGTAACCTTCATTATAAAGCCTGTAGGCACAATATATCTCATAATTGCGTCCCTTCTCCCAGTCTGTCCATCTAGAACTATCTGAAATGTAGCGATTCACTGCCAACTGCTCCCTGCCTTGTTCTGTCATCTGAGAATACTCATCATCAGATAACCAATTTCTAATATTACACCTCTTCTCTTCTTCATGCATATAATTGATATAAGCAACATCATCCTTAAATTTACTCAATTCAGGATATATAGAAAGAAGATACTCAAACTTATATTGATATTTAAACAAAGAAGCAAGCTCCTCTACATTAGAATCAACATACATGTTCTCGTGTTCCAAAGCATGAGCACGAAGATGGGCAACATAATCAAATGGATTCTTTGCATTAATCATCTGATAAAAATCATCTATCTTCTGTTCCAGATTGTTAATGTCAGATTTGGCGCATTCATACTTATCGAATAGTTCACGATAAATATATTCCACTTCATCAAGCTCTTTCTTTAGCTTGGCATTCAAATCCTGCAATTCATTTTTTTCAAAGTTCAATCCATGGACAACAGCTTTCTGATTAGATAAATCTACAGTCTGCTTGTTTATCACCTTAAGCTTTGATTCAACATCTGATTCCAGTTGCTTTATCAAATCCACCTGCCTGGCATTCAAATCTGCTAATACAGATTTCTCCTTCTTAATCTTTTGCAATTCTTCTCCTTGCTTGGTAAAATCAGCTTTCCATCTTTCTATCTGATTTCGAAGCATATTAATAGTACTATTGAAGTATGTCATATCAGCAACAGGTTCATTTTTTTGGAATTTCCCCAGTAACAATACAACAATAACAACAACACATAGAACTATTATAAGCAACAATACGCCATCCATTTCACTCAAACAGTTTTACTATCCTACATGTACCTGGCTTCTAGCAGAAAGACCATGAATCTCCCTCAGCACCTTATTCTCAGCCCTAAGAGCAATCACCTCTCGTTCCAACTCGTTCATGTCAACCACATTACTATTATTATTAGCCAAAGATGGAGCTTTCTTCTCTGAACCGAAAAATTCAGCAACATCAACACCAAGAACTTCGGCAAGATTTTCAACCGTGCTAACTTTCACATCAGCACCATTAAGAAGGTTATCCAGTGTAGTTCTGCTAACCTTCATCCTAGAAGCAATATCAATTTTGCTCAGTTTACTGGACGTTATAATGTCCACTATTCTCTGCACATTCATACTAAAATCCTTTAAAAGTTCAACAAAGTGGGTTAATTAATATTAATATCGCCCACTATATTATACATATATAAAAAGTTTATTGTACTTTTGCACCGTAAAGTTAGTAAATAAATAAATAAGTACCAAATAAAATTGAAGAAAAATGAAAAAAGATAGCAAAAAATCTCACGATGCACCATTAAGGCTGTTCGTCTGTCCTTTTCACACTGCGCTTACAGCAGGATGGAAAGACCGTGAAGGAAACCTACATGACGGTCAACCTATATGGCATGGAATGGAGGTCAGAATGGGTAGAGACGATGAGGAATACATCAACCTAGCCAAAGTCTGGCACCAAGGAAAAGAACTTCCAAAAAGCAACAACGAGGATTGCCTCCTTGATTACGCTGACGGCATGACTACAGAAGTCGGTCATACATATACAGACCCAGATGGCAGTCGTGGATGGCTCACAGATTCTGGAGCACATCTATTCGAAGAAATCGGTCAATGGGCATACCTCAAAGATATTGTTCCTATCAAATTAAAGAAAGGAGGCAAATAATGAAAAAGAACGAAAATGACAATTCAGTAGCTCACTTCTATTCTCTGTGTGAAGAATGGAAGAAGTTGAAGGATGATATTGCCAAGCAGCAGAAGAGACTCTGGCTCAGAACCAAGATTTATGAGATTACAGGCATCGAGACTCCTTTAACCCCAACCGAAAAAGACAGTTTCGAGGAAATCTTCGATTGGATATTTCAAGCACCCATCTACGAGTGGGAAGGCATGTTATATTGCTTTAATCATGAATACGAGATAGTAATAGATTCGCCTGTTGAAAAAATTTCCATAGAATCTAACATTGAATATGCCCTAGAAAATGCCAAGGTACTTTACTCATTCCTTAAATAACAACAAAACAAAGGAGACAAGACTATGCAAAAGATAATGTTCAATGACCAGTACGGTCTCACCCAAGCAGTCCTAGATGGTCGCAAGACCCAGACCAGAAGAATCGCCTATCAAAAGCCTTTCAAGTATAATTGCAACTGCGGTTTCTGTACGGAAGGAAAAGACAAGGGCAAGTTCACCATCAATGATGGCAATGAGATAGTGGCAAAGTCCACTTATAGAATAGGTGAAGTCGTGGCAGTCGCTCAAAGATACAGCGACATTTCACTGGAACCATCCATCAGGACAATACTATGCAAACATCCTGGATGGAATAACAAGATGTTCGTCACGGCAAAAACGATGCATCATCAAATCAAGATTATCAACATCAGTGTACAGCGCCTACAGAACATCAGCACCGATGACTGCATGAAGGAAGGAATCTTCTGTAGCCACATCGAAGGCATTGCCGATGCCTTTTCATACGATGCCACAAATGATAGCTTTGAGAAGAAATGGTGGTACAGAACTCCTATCGAAGCATACAAGATGCTCAGCTGTAAGCTCCACCTCCATTGGGGCAGCAATCCTCTCGTCTTCGTTTACGATTTCGAACTAGTTAAATAATAATTCATCATCAATATGAAAGAAGAAACATTACCTCTCAGACCTCAGATTAGGGAACTGGCGTTAGGTCAAGCCATCGACTTCCCTATCAAGAGAATGCTATCGGTCAAGAGTAGTTGCACCGACCTCGGTGCCATCTACAGCCGAAAGTTCAAGACCAAGCTCAACCGTGAGCAAGGAGTTATCACAGTTACAAGAATCAAATAAAACAAAATAGTCATGAACCAAACAGTACAAATCCAGTTCGCTGACAAGATGGTCTCATTCGACACATTCCTATCAGCCATACGCAATGTAGTCCAGGAAGAAATTTCCAAGGCTGTAGGCAAGCGACCATTCATCACCCAAGCCAAGGCATTCGATACCTTCGGCAGACGCAATGTAGAGCGATGGGTGAAGGAAGGCAAGGTCAAGGTCTTCGGGCGTGGCAAGAACGGCAAGATTACTCGCTACGAATACCGACTGTCCGAGCTGGAAGCCTGTGCCTGTAAAGTTCAAGACTATCTACATCCCACATAGGTAATTTTACTTTTAGAGAATAGACATAAGCTAACATTGCAAACAAGAAAAGCTCGCTGTGAAGCGAAACTTATCGTTGAAACATTCAAAAGGTGCCTGGGCAAATATCCCTGCGAAAACAGCTATTCATCATTAAAAATCTGATAAGTACAAATCCTACTCAGGCACCTTTCTTTTCACGGTCGGCATTGCAATCTTGCATGTAGCCTAGCCCATCGGGGGCGATGTTCATAACAAACGATTGATTGTTTAAATGCTTTTTTACTAGGTTCACCATGATTTCTGCGAAAAAGAACTAAGCAGATAGGCACAAGGGTTCGACTCCCTAACCGACCACCATTACAAACAATATAAAACGATAAAGTTATGAAAACAATTAAGATTATCTTCTGCATTGCCATCTGGCTAGTCCTTGGATGGCTCTGCCTCAGTAAACTCTCACAGGACATCCACGATGAGAATCTGATTTCTCAGATGCCACAGTGTACATACGATGAGATAGTCGATACGCTCACCTCTCGTAATGGCTTCCAGCCTACAGAGCATCAGATAGTAACCTACTATTATGAGCGATTCAAGAAGTAAGAGCACCTATGCAGCTCGCAAGTGCCTCCTCTGCCCAAATGGGCGTAACTGCATCAATGGCAAGTATTGTCTTAAATACAAGATGTACGTGCAGCATCAGGAGAAACTTCTATGTGAATAACTTTTTAAACTAAATAATATGGAACAGAACAACAAACAGACGATGCCATGTTTCGAACTTGGCTACCTTTACGTCTTCAAAGAAGAAGACGAGGACGGAGAGCTGACAATCATCGGCAAGCTCATCGGCAAGAACGAGAGCGAGGACACGCTGACATTCGGCAACCAGTACGAAATCGAGAACGAGAAGTTCGTGACCGACCAAGCCTTCGACCTGCGTATCAGCGTACACGAGGAACTGCGAGAAGCAACAGAGGGCGAAGCCGCCACGTTCCAGGAGGCTTTCACTCTCTGGAAGAAGAGCAAGAATCAGCCATCATTCAGAACCTTCGATAAGGTTCTTGTGCGTAACAGCGATGAACACAAATGGAGACCAGCAATCTTCGCACGAACACGTATAGGTGAATCCCCATACAAATACAACGCTTTGCTATTATGCACCGGGCACGTAGGTGACTTTATCCAATGCATCCCATACAAAGGAAATGAGAAAATGGCATTCACCACAGACCCATTTTAGGTAACAAGATTAAGCAATATGAATCACGCTAGTTTATTCAGCGGAATCGGTGGCGCAGAGATCGCTGCATCCATGATGGGATGGAAGAATCTCTTCCATTGCGAGATACAGGAGTTCCCTCGCAAGGTGCTCGACTACTGGTTTCCAAATTCAGAAAGTTATGAAGACATTACCAAAACAGACTTCACAAAGTGGCACGGCAAGGTCGATGTTCTCACAGGAGGATTCCCCTGCCAACCTTTCTCCCTCGCTGGCAGAAGAAAGGGAGCGGACGATAACCGCTACCTCTGGCCACAAATGCTTCGAGCGATACGGCAGATACACCCCACTTGGGTCGTTGGTGAAAACGTTGCTGGCATCAAGACGATGGTGGAGTCCTGCCAAGTCACTCAGATGGGACGCACAGACTATCTTTTCGAAGAGAATCACCTATACCGAGAGGAAAGCCGATTCACCCTCGACAAAATCTGTGCAGACCTCGAAGCCGAAGGATATTCCGTCCAACCGATTGTTATTCCAGCTTGTGCCATCGGAGCACCGCACAGAAGAGACCGAGTTTGGATTATTGCCCACCGTTCAGACCCAAGGGCTGAAACAGTGCAACAAGAAAGGCAAGACGGAATTTGTTCCGCTAGACCTTCTCCCCACACCCAATGCGATGGACATAGCCCACAAGGACATGGAAATCAACGAGAGAGGGCGAAGAAATCCAAAGAAGGGCAAGACCGACCACAGCCTGGGTCTAGAAGACATGGCAGTGGCACAACTCCTTCCTACGCCCACGGCACTCGACAAAGGAGGAGGAAGAATAAACAAGAGCCTTTCACCGAATGCAGCAGAACGCCCAACCTTGGCACTCGCCGCTCGAAAAGGCTTGCTTCCCACTCCTTGCAGCATAGAAGCCACGAAGTTCACCAAGACCATCAATCCCAATTCCCAGATGGGGCAAGGACTAACAACCTTGGCAGTCAATGGTCTTCTTCCCACTCCTACCGCAATGGAGGTAAAGCACTCCAAGCGAGTAAAGGGCTTGAAAGAACAGGGCGCAAAAGGGATGTACAGCCGAAAGAACGGAGCACTTCGCCCGAATGGACTGACCGACTTTCTGGATTTCCATTATCTCCTCACTCCAAGTGCAACAGATGGTCTCAGAAGTACAATGACAATGGATTCTTTGAAGAGCCACAACAAGGAGAATGCCAACCTGGCGGAGCAGATAGCCCACAAAGTAGGTGGCGGAACTTCCCAACTCAATCCCCTGTTTGTAGAGGAAATGATGGGATTCCCTTTGATGTGGACAGCCTTACCATTTCTTTCCCAAAGTGGCGACAAGAATCCATAAAGGCTTACGGCAATGCCTGGGTGCCACAAGTGGCTTACGAGATATTCCGAGCCATCGAGGCAGAAGAAAACAAATAAATGATAGAAATCGTAAATTCTACATTCCAAATAAAGAAGAATAAATGAAAACAGATGGCTACATATTTACTCCAGAGCTGTTGCAGTGGCGTTACTTCCATCGTCCTGTGGTCGTTCAGGTGCTCATCCATGTGCTCCTCTCCTCCGCTCACAACGAGGCTTCCGCTGCCACCCTCTCCTATCGTGATTTGGCTCTACAGCTCCATACCACGGTCAAGACCATCCGTGTCGCCATCGATGTGCTCATAGCCGAGAAAATCATCACCAAGTGCTCTGCTCCAAGAGCCTCAACCAAACTCTATGTTAACAGTTCTCACCCCCTATCCCACTGCATCATACCGTGGCAAAGAGACCAAGGGTCACAGGTTACGGCACACTTCGGGGCACAGATTGGGGCACAATCTAGGGCACAGATTTCAAACTCACAACAAGCTGATAATCAAGGTTGCAAGGTGTATTACCAAGATGAGCAGGGCACAGATTGGGGCGCAGTTATGGGCACGGATGGGGCACAGCAAAGGGCGCAGCAAAAACAAGGGGCACAGCCAAGGGCACAATCTAGGGCACAGATTTCACACTTCGAAACCCCTTTAAATAAAGGTGATTCCGAAGATTTGAGCAAAGTCAAGGGCACAGATGAGGACATTGCCAAGGGCACACTTGCGAGAAAAGGGAAGAAAGAAACGAAAGAAACAAAAGAAAGCCTTTCCCCCGAACCCCCTATTAAAGAAAAGAAAGAAAGAAAAGAAAGAAGGCAAAAGAGAGCACCCACCCAAACACAAAAAAAAGAAAAAGAAAAAAAGTCGGTGGATGCTGAAACTCAGTTCTCCGAAGTGTTAAGGCTCTTCAACCGCCTCTTCCTGGGCACGCAGGTAAAGCCAATCTCGAAGATGACTCCCGACCGCAAGAAGCTAGTCGCCAAGTTTATCTCAGACTACTCCTTCGAGGATATTGAGCCGATGCTTCGCAAGGCTCTCAACTCAGACCTGCTCTCAGGGCGCAAGGATGGTGGCTGCTATATCTCCTTCAACTGGCTTTTCAATCCAAAGAACTACGAGCCTCTGATGGAAGGAACGTTCGACAACCCATCAGTTGAAGCCTCAGCCAGAAAGAAGCCTCAGCCTTCAAGTTCTAAACCATCTTCTCCTCCACAGCCTCAACACGAGGAAACCAACGAGGAAATTGAAGCTCGTCTCAAAAGGAAGGAAGAACGCAAGAAGGAATTGGAGAAAGAACAGGCAGAAGCCTTACGGCAGAAATATGTAGGCTGGATAGAAGCTGCCAAGAAGAATCCGGATGGTTCCATGGCACAGATGGTGAAAGATGCCTACAAGAATGGCACTTTAGCTAAACTGGGCATCGACTGGACACCACCTGTGGAAGAGGAAACGAAAAACCTCCTCGACTTGGACGATAAGACACAAAACTATCTCCAGTCTCTCCTCAGCGACTAAGATACAAGTAACAAACAATTTAATTCATACAGTTATGGACAGACAAGAATTAATAGACCGTCTCAACGGCAATTATCCCGAGTACACGCAAAAGCCTCAGCACAAGAAGGTGCAGCGTGAAGGTCAGTTGCAGATAGCCTGTGTACGATGGTTTCGCCTACAGTACCCGGCATTCTCTACTCTCCTCTTCCATCCCAAGAACGAGGCAGACGGTGCCACCAGTGGCAAGAAGATAGCCATCAATGCAGCATCGGGCGTGGTCCCAGGCGTTCCCGACCTCATCCTAGCCCTCCCTTCCATGAAGGATGGCAAGACAGGCATCATCTACGAGAACCCAGAAGTTTACTTCGGCTTGGGCATCGAATTGAAGTATGGCAAGACAAACAATCAGTCTGCCAATCAGAAACGCTTCCAGGGCTATTGGCAGTCCGCTGGCTACAAGTACGCCCTCTGTCGTTCTCTCGAAGATTTCATGCAGGTAGTCAATGCCTATATGCAAGCTGCCGAAGTCAACGCTTTCGAGAAAGTTCGCTCCTATCACACCACCGATGATGATACAGCGCACAATAAGCAAGTATTAAACAAAATCATTAAAAACAAAAAGTAATATGGAAATCGGATTTATCATCATCATGCTGTGCCTGGTTGTTATGGCCAGCACATTCATCTATCTAGTTTACCACCATGGCCATCGCTCCTGTAAGGGTTGTAAGTTCTTCCATCCTACAGCAAATAGTAAGTACAGCGGAACATGCAACGGCTTCGGTCATCATCGCTTCCACTGGGAGTGCTGTGGAGAATGGAAACGTAAAGCAACCAACCAAGAGGATGAACTTTAAAATCATGCATCTATGGGCAATTACATCAAACAAAGCCTGATGCAGCCAACACCATCAGTTGCTAATCAGGAGAAAATGAGGATGTGCAAGTTCTGTGTACATAGCCACATCAGCGACCTCGGCTACAACCATTGCTGGAAGTCTGATAGTGTTACGTATAATGGAGATTCCCCTACAGGCATCTGTAGCGCATATAGGGATAAGAGAATATGGGAACCCTATTATTTCTCTGGTCTCATGTCACACTACAGGGGAAACATCTGTTGGGCAAGACCAGTGTATAACTCTCCTAAAAAGGGCAAGAGCCGTATTTTTAAATACGAAGTCATCGACCCGATAGCCTCAACAATAGCAACCCTCTTGCCAAAGGAGTTCGCCAAGGAATACATTCCAGCCACTCCTGGCTCCCAGCCTCCACATACGATGAAGGAGTATGAGAAATTTGACACCTATTGTTTCGGTGGCTACGACCCACAGCTAACCGAGAACCAAGAGGCAAGAAATTACAATGAAGCCCACTGGCAGAAAATTCTAGCCCAGGAAGCAATCGAAGAACAATTAAAACAATAAGCAATATGAAAAAAAGATATTTTTACGTAGTCGCATCATTTATGCGCAAAGACGTAGCCAACACATGGCGTAAGGTTGACTTTACCATTATGAAGGATGATGGTTCTGCATTGTTCCCTCTCATGGAGGCTATCAAGGCGATTAATGAAGGATATTCTGAGATAGCTGACCCTGCAACTGTCCAGTTCGACAGCTGCATAGAAATCAGCAAGGAAGACTTTGAGGCTTTCAACAAGCTCAATAATTTAGTCAAAGTGAATAAGTAGCGTATGAGAAGAACAATGAAGACTGTGGATAAGTATTTATCAGATATGAAAAAGTTAGAAAATTTAGTTAAGCGCAATAAACGTTTGATTATTTTGAAAACAAGAAAGATTTGGTAAAAGCCACCGTTCCCAGCGATTCCATCGCTGGTCCCTCAGAAAGAATATTAACAAAGTAAGAAATTAAGGAAATGGAAAAAACAATTTATATTCCAGGTGATTTGGTTATGACCAACGGCATTCCTATCGGAACGAAAAAAGGAATTGTTTACCAAGTCACAGAAAGTAATGCTGATAAATATGCAAAAGTGAAAGATGGAAATGCTTTCACTGAGCTTAAAGGTTCCGTCACTCTTGCCAACTTAAAAGGGAAAACCATTCATGATGATGGATTCCTGTATGTTGACAGTGGCGCATGGGTGAAGGATATAGTTCCTATCCCTCTCACTCCTTCCATCCTAGAGAAGAATGGCTATAAGCAAGTAGTCAATCATAGCTATATTTACCAACATATAGAAAATGATTGCTATGAAATCTGGAAAAATGTGAAGAATTGGACTATGTATTGGAGAGGTGTAAACCTATGCAGTTTCAAATATTTGCATGAGTTACAACATATTCTCTTATTCCTTGGTTTAAATTCAGAAATGGAGGTGTAGCGTATGAAGATTCATTTATTGCAAGCCTCGTCTTGCGCAGACGATGAGCATGATATAAGAAATTATCCTCGTTCATCATTCAAGTCGAAACCAGAACTTCCTGCTGGCACTAGACTTAGTGTCAAGGAGAAATGGCAAAATTTCTACGGAAGATATTACCGCTGCTATCTCCCAGACGAAATGAAGGATAAGGGATATTCCATACCTTGGTACGACATCCCTGCCGACAAAGCAAAAGTGATAGAACTTTAATCAATTATCGTATGGACAGAATACAGAACGAAATCAGTAAGCTTCGCCATGAGCAGAATTTGCACGAAAGACTGCAAGCTGCCAAACTTCGACAGATTAAGCGTGAGCACGATGGTCTCCACAAGTGGATAACCATCACGCCACGCCTCAGACTCCTCTGCCGAATAGACGAGCAAGGCAACCTCCTCCCAAAGGAGCTAGACCGCATCAAGAAAGTTAAACAAACATTAGGTATCAAATAAACTATGAGTGAAGAATCAGCATTATCCTTTCGCAAGCTAGTTTCAGCTATGCGAACCACCGAGAAGGAGTATTGGGCACACCGAGACAAAAAGATGCTTCGCCAATCCATCGAGTTAGAAAAGCGTGTCGATGATATTATCTTGAAGGCAGATGGCTCAGCCGTCCCTCAGAACGACAACGGCACCTTCTTCCTTCTGGTGGCAGAACTTAGAGCCTCAACCATCCAATACTTCCAAGAGAAGAAGAAGGCACAGCCCGACAAAGAGCTGGTCAATACCCTCTTCAAGACCATCAAGGAGAAAGAAGCCAAGCTAGATAAGATGCTCATTCGCCTCCAAGATGAACAGATAAAGAAAGATGGCTACAGCATCCACTACGAGGTTATGGAGAAACTGCCAAGAGCACATCAAGCTCGCAAAGTCTTTAGTTCCATGGATGAGCAACTTGCCAAGGTAGAGTTGAACGACCTCTACCGCCATCCCGACCCTCCTGGCACTATGTATTTCATTTGCAAGAAGTATCTTGGCAAAGACGGAAAACCTCTATCAGAAGAAGAGGTAAATAAAATTACAAATAACAATTCAAATTCTTAAGATTATGGAAAAGAAAACAGAAAGTTTAAAAGTCAAAGTTGACAAAGCCATTGCCGAAAAGATTATTGGCACAGGCAACGGTTCATCCCTTCGTTCTCGCACAGGCTCATGGTTCGAGTGCAAGGTGCGCTATGAGAAGACCCAGGACGATGGTAGCGAGAAAATGGTAAACGAGCTGTACGTGGTCGATGCCCTATCCTTCACAGAGGCAGAAGCAAGCATCATTGACAACATGCAGGTCTATGTATCTGGTGAGTTTAAGGTTGCCAACATCAACCCTACCAACTACAACGAGATATTCTTCTCGGATATTGATGACGATGATTTATGGTTTAAGGCACGTTTGGCTTTCATCACCATTGATGATAAGAGCAACAAGGAGAAGCGTTCCTATGTCAACTACCTCATCCAAGCCAAGTGCATCGAGCGTGCAAAGCGTTACGTTGACGAGGTTATGGGCAAAACCATGATAGACTACGAGTTGAAGAGCCTCAGCGAGACCAAGATTCTTGATGTCTTCGAACATAAAGCATAAGTTGCGCAAGTTATCACTTCTGTTCCGCACAGAAGTGGTAACTTAGCCCACATTATTAATATATAATATAGTACAATATATGAAAAAGTTGAAACGTTTCATCATTTATCTCCGTCTCTGGTTCATCCGCAAGATGGGCTATACCCTCCCATCCCTCAGAGAAGCTACTAGCATTGTGCCTGGAGAGTTTTACGACCTCTTCGGGCGCATTGTTCGAGCTGTACCCAACAAGGAATCAGCCTCACCACTGGCAAAAGGCAACTTTGAGTATGAGGAAGTCCCAGAGCATTGCCTTAACTGCGATTTGTTCAAAGAGCACATTCCTTGCTCCTTCAATCATCGTATGCCCAACGGCTGCGATATTTGCGACAATCATCATTTCGAAATCATCTGCATTAACAGAGGTAACATCTAAAGCATAATGAATATGAAACAGCAGAAGTCAAATTACAAGCTCGACAAAAAAACTGGCCACCTTCTCGAAGTCCCTTCCAAGAAGCAAGTTCGTGAGCACGTAAAGAAGGTACGTGAGCAGACTAGCCAAGAGCCTCAGCAACCTATCACAGTGCATGAGACCCAAGCCGACAAGAATTTCAATAAGGTTCAGAAGGTTATCGACCGAATGCACGCCAAGGCGAAGCTCCCCGACTTCCTTCACATGGCACGCAAGAAGTTCCTTTCCACCGTCTGCGTTATCAATCGCCCAGGCAAGCAGCGTAGCCTCCTCCCCGACAAGAAAGGGCGTTATGTCATGCTCTGCCACCGCAAGATGGCAAAGGTCTTCACAGCTGATGTCTGCCTTCTGGTCAAGATTCAGAAGTCCTTTGTCGAAATCATAGACGACAAACTTCTTGAATGCACAGTACACAAAGGGGAAAAATGGCAAGATGGTAGCTGGAGCATCGTCCCATGCAGAGTGGACAAAAGCAACTACACCACCATTCAGGAAGTCCGTCTTCGCCCATGGTTCTTTCTCCACCGCTATTGGTACGAGATAACCTTTGATGGCAGGGTAGAGCCAGCTATGATGCTCCACGATTACAACCTCAACCCTACCCTACGCAAGAAACATTTCTATGTCACCCGAGAATATGTAAAAGTACGTAACCAGGATGCCGAAAACGACTACTTCCGTTTCTGGCTCCACAAACCTACAGATTATGCAGAATGAAACAGATTTTTTTATCCTCAACCGTCCACGCCCTCAAAAGCGTGGACTCACCCTCAACAAGAATGGGCGCATCACCTTGCGTTCCTACCCTGTAAAGCTCTTGG